GAACTATGCAGCTCCGAGACAGTCTTTCCGGGGTCGCATGAGAAGTGTGAACCGAAACCGGTGAAACTTCTAAACCGATAACCTAACTGGTCGAAAAGTCGATTTTTCTACTATATCCAACCGGTAAACCAACGAGGAAATACCATGACCGTCCGCAAGCTGACCGACGCCCAGAAAGCGGCTGTCGTTACCATTTATACATCGAATATCCGTCCTTCAAGCATCCAGCACCTGGCTGCCGTCCTGGGCGTGAGCACCCGCACCATCGGCCGCGTCATCGAAGAAGCCGGTGTCACCGCTTCCAAGAAGCTGCATGTCGGCGAGGCCGCGGACGTGATGCGTCTGCTGTACAAGCACAAGATCACGATCGACCAGCTGGAGAGCCTGCTCTCCCACATCCCGGTCGACACCATCAAGCTGCTGACCCAGAAAAAGGCCAGCCGCAAATCCCCAACCGGGCACAACGGTAAGCAGACGCTGCTGCCGTTGAACCTTCCAACCTCCCTGGAGTTGCATTAAATGAACATCAAACCTGAAAACGTCGCAATCGCCCTGATCCAGCTCGATGGCCTGATCGCCGGCGTTGAATCGAACTCGAGCATCCCTGTGCAGCTCAGCGAACTGAAGATGCTGCGTGCCCTGCTGGGCGGCAAATACGACGCACCGACCGGCTATACCGGCAGCGGTGTGCCAGCCGTGCAACCTGCGCTCCGCGCAGTGAGTATGGGCCTCTTCCCTACCATGGGAAGCCTGCAGCAGGTCGTCGACCTGGCTTACAGCCAACTGCCGATTCAATCCCCCAACGCCATCAACGCATTGCTGATGACCTACCACAACACCTTGCTGGATCAAGTCGCCAGCTGCAAACCAGGAGCATAAGCATGTCCACCGAGAGCATCAACAAGATCAAGCGCATCATCGAAATCTACCTGGCCAGCGAAGGCGAAGTCCGCCCGCATTGCATCGTCACGGGTCCATCCGGCTCCGGCAAGAGCCACAACATCGAAGCCCTGTGCACCGAACTGGATGTGCCCCTGGTGCAGATCAACGCGGCCGGCCTGACCAAGGAAGGCACAGCCGGAAACTCGCTTAGCAAAGCCCTGGCTCCCCTGGTTGCCTACGGCGGCCGCGCGGTGGTCTGCTTCGTCGACGAGTTCGACAAGCTGTTCATCAGCGGCAATTCCAACTCGGCCCTGGCCCACGAGACAACGAACGGCGTGCAAAACGAGTTCTTGAAGGTGCTCGAAGGCGTGGCCACGATCTCGGCCGACTATGGCAAGTACCACACGATCAAGAGCGACAATGTGCTCTTCATCTTCGCCGGCGCCTTCAACGGCGAGCAGGACATCGACCTGGACCGCCTGCGTGAAATGGGGATCAAGACCGAATTTCTGGGCCGCGTTGGCTTGGTCTACGGCATGGAAAAGGTCACGCTCGAAGGGCTGCACAACATTCTGGTCAAGAGCCCACTGCTGGGCAAGTACCTGGAGCTGCACGACGGCGTGAAGAAAGAGACAGTCGTTGATGCTGTCATGGCTGTTCTGACCGCTAACTACGAGAAGAACGACCTTGGTGTGCGCATGGTCACCACTTTGCTGCATCAATACTTCATCGAAGGCTCGTTGACCAAGAAAGAAGCGGTCAAGACCATGTTCCAACGCAAGTTGGCCATGCCTGCGTAATGGCTGACGCTGATCTAACATCGACCAAGTTCGATAGTCGCATCAAACAGCTTGAACGGAAGATAAAGCACACTCCAGAGGAGTGGGCTGAACTCAAGTCGCTTCATGCGCGTCGAATCCGTTACAAGAAGATGCTTAGCTTGGTCGTTCCTCATAAGGATCGCTGAACATGGGCATACCAACGCTCCCCAACGAAGTAAACGGCTCGATACAGCATCTGCTGCGTCGAGGTGTCAAACAAACCCGCAGTAGCCGACTCAAGCGGCTACTCAAGGTCCAGAAGCGGCAAGAGAAAATGCTGAGCCTGGTCCTACCCAAACCTCAAAGGAAATCTCCGTGGAACTGATCTTCAAACCTTTCGCCGCTGCAGTGGCAGCCCAATTCGCATTGATGTCCAAGCACGAGCTGTTTACCGTCAAGCTCGACGGCGACACCCTGTATGACGCCTACCTGGCAGCCTTCCCGGCCGGCACCAATCCGATCTTCCGCGAGCGCACCGAGCACGACTGCAGCTGCTGCAAGAATTTCATCCGCAACATTGGCAACGTGGTCGCCATCATCGACGGCAAAGTCGTCACGGTATGGGACGTCGTAGGCGAGATGCAGGTAGCCTACGCCCAGGTGGCCGGCACGCTGGCCGAACTGGTTCGCAACGCCGAGATCGACACGATCTACCGCACCAGCGAGAAATCGTATGGCGCCGAGTCGAGCAAGGAACTGCGTGACGACGGCACGGTGAAATCCTGGAACCACTTCTATGGCAAGATCGACGCCAAGCACTATGCTCCGGATCCAGGCGCCCAGCGTGGCGTCTACACGGCCGCCAAGGACGTCTTCAAGCGCGGCCTGACCGAACTGAAGAAGGAAGCCATGGAGCTCACCAGCAGCCTCATAGGCGACAAGCTGCTGTACCGCGGCGAAGAGCACCTGCCGGCCCTGCTGGCTTTCTTCAAGCTGCACACCAAGTTCAACGACCTGACGACCGACGTGCAACGCAACGTGTTCATCATGTCGAACGCACTGGCGCCGGCGAGCCGCTTCCGCAACACGGTGATCGGCTCGCTGATCATCGACCTGAGCGATGGCATGCCGATGGAAAAGGCTGTGGCCAGCTTCGAGAAGAAGGTCGCCCCGGAGAACTACAAGCGCCCGACTGCCCTGGTCACCCAGAAGCAGAAGGACGATGCGTTCGCAGCGATTGTGGCCATGGGCCTCGAAGACAGCCTGCAGCGTCGCTATGCCAACATCACCGACATCACGATCAACAACGTGCTGTGGGCGAACGGCGACGTCAAGCCAGTGATGAAAGGTGGCCTGGCCAATATCTTCGACACCATCAGCACCACTGCCGATGCAGCCGTGGTCGACAGCAGCATGGCCAACGACATCAGCATCGAAGACTTCATGGCCACGGTACTGCCGAAGGCCAAGGGCATCGAGATGCTGGTCACCAACCGCCATCTGTCGAACTTCGTCAGCCTCACGGCGCCGACCAAGCCGAACACGGCCGGCAACAACGAACCGATCCCGGTGCTGTTCAAGTGGCCGAATGACTTCGCCTGGTCCTACGATGGCAACATCGCCGACTCGGCCCTGCGCCAGCAGGTGGCCAGCAAGGGCGGCCGTGTCGATGGCGTACTGCGTTTCAGCCACACCTGGAACCATGCCGAGCGCAATGCATCGCTGATGGACCTGCACGTCTTCATGCCGGGCAGCACCCATAGCGAAGCGGCAGGTCACCACACAAATGCCTCTGGCCAGCGTGTAGGCTGGGACAACCGTGACGACCGGATTTCTGGTGGTAAGCAGGACGTGGACTACACCGAAGCAGCACCAGTCGGCTACGTCCCTGTCGAGAACATCACGTTCCCCGACATGGCCCGCTTGAAGGATGGTCAGTACACCTTCAAGATCCAGAACTGGTCGTTCCGCAGCCCGACCCTCGGTGGCTTCAAAGCCGAGATCGAGTTCGCCGGCCAGATCTTTGAATACGACCACCCGAAGCCGCTCCGTAACAAGGAGTGGGTGACGTTGGCCGTGGCCACGCTGAAGGATGGCGTCTTCACGATCGAGCACAAGCATCCTGTGGGCTCATCGAGCCAGAAGAAGTGGGGCATCTCCACGGAACGCATGGTCAAGGTCGACACCGTGATGCTCAGCCCGAATCACTGGGATGGCAACGCCGTCGGCAACAAGCACTACATGTTCATGCTGGCCGACTGCAAAAATCCGGATGCCACTCGTGGCATCTACAACGAGTTTTTGAACCCCAAGCTCGAAGTGCACCGCAAGGTGTTCGAGCTGCTGGGTGACAAGACGCAGTGCCCACCGGTGGATGACCAGCTCTCCGGCCTGGGTTTCAGCTCCACCAAGCGCGATAGCGTGCTGGTCGTAGTTCAGATCAGCGAGAAGCATCGCAAAGCCTACAACATCATCTTCTAAAGGAAGAAAACACATGAGCACCGACATCAACATCTTTGAACTGGCTTCGCGCCAGAAGACCCGATTTGAAACCATTCGCGGCAACATCTCCAGCGAACAGCTGTGGGATCTGCCACTGACCAGCAAGTCGGGTATCGACCTCGATACGATCGGCCAGGTTGTTGTGGCCCAGCTCGAATCAACGACTACCCGTTCGCTCGTCAACGCGGCGCCTCACCCGCGTGAAGCGGATCTGAACCTGCAGTTGGCCCTGATTAAGCACGTCATCGCGTACAAGCAGGAAGCGAATGCTGCGGCCTTGGCTAAATCCAAGAAGACCGAAGAGCGTAACCGCCTCATCGAGCTGCTGGGCAAGAAGCAGGACGCGGCGCTCGAGCAGTTGTCCGAAGCGGAAATCAAGGCCAAGCTGGCGGCCCTCGACGACTAACATCGTCATCACCCACGCATAGAGCCTGTACCTACGGGCTCTATGCAATCAGGAGCACTACCTCATGGCTAAGAACCAAGCCCCCGACGTCGGGGCAAACCCACGCTTGCGCGTGAAAATCAGTCAGGCCGTCCGCATGGTCACCAAAGCCATCTCGTGCAAATTGGTGCCCATGATTCACGGCTCGCCGGCTATCGGAAAGTCCGGCATCGTGCACCAGATCGCAAAGGATTACAACCTGATGCTGATCGACCTGCGTTTGAGCCAGTGCGACCCTACCGACCTGCTGGGCTTCCCACAGATCCTGGCCGCTATCAACCGCGCGGGCTACACGCCGATGGAAACATTCCCCATCGCCGGCGACGCCTATCCACTCAAGCTGGACAAGGAAGGCAAAGAAATTCTGGCTGCCGATGGGCGTCCGGAACGCTACTCCGGCTGGCTGCTGTTCCTCGACGAGTTCAACTCAGCGAGCGTGGCAGTGCAAGCTGCGGCCTACAAGATCGTTCTCGATCGCATGGTCGGCAAGTACCATCTGCATGAGAAGGTGGCCGTGGTCTGTGCGGGTAACCTGGAAACCGACGGCGCCATCGTTGAGCAAATGAGCACTGCACTGCAGTCGCGCATTCTGCACCTCGAACTCATGGTCGACTTGCCGGAATGGATCCGCTGGGCCGGCCCTGCCGGCATCGACTACCGCATCCAGAGCTATCTGGAATCGCAGCCGTCGGCGTTGTATTCGTTCCGTCCGGATCACAGCGATCGCACCTACAGCTCGCCGCGTACCTGGGAATTCGCCAACCGCATCATCAACAAGTACGACGTCAAGGACGAAGACGCCTTGCCGATGTTGAGCGGTTGTATCACCGAAGGTGTGGCCCGGCCATTCCTGACGTTCTGCGACATCTTCGACAAGCTGCCGTCGATCCACGACATCCTGATGTCGCCGAAAAGCATTCGTGTTCCCGGCGAGCCGAGCATCCTGTTCGCCATGTGCGGCAGTATCGCCCACCATGCCACGATGGTGAACATCGGCGGCCTGCTCGACTACATCAAACGCATGCCCCTGGAATTCCAGGTCGTGTGTGTTCGGATGACCCTGGCCCGCAACACCTCCATGGTCAATGATGCAGACATGCAGAAGTGGCTGGCCATGCACGCTGAAGAGCTGTTCTAAGCTGCACCGTTTTACCAACCGGGGCTTCGGCCCCATTCATCGCAGTACCCACCCTGAAAGAAGAACCACCATGAAAAAATCCTTCGCATTTTTCGCATCCGTCCTGATGATCCTGTCGTTGTCGATGGGGCTCACCGCTTGCGGTAAGCAAACCGTCGAACAGCGTGTCTCCGCCAACATCAAGGACGGTGTGCACGCGCTGACCAGCGAAGAGCGTCAGCTGGCCGAGACGAACGCCAAGCAGTTTTACAACCGTTCGTTCCCAAACGGCACCGACGTGGCCGGCGAGCTCACCACGGCCAAAGGTATGTTCCTCGATTGCCGCCCATCGGACAGCAATGCCAACGGCATGGTTACCTGCCACGGCATCATGCCCAAGATGAAAGGTGGCTTCGACGACAAGTCCACCCGTTACTGCGGCTACCGTCCTGAACTGGTCGGCTGCAGCGACGAAGACACCGTTCCAAAGTAAGACGGCCATGGCCAAGAAAAAGCCAGAAGAAAAGAAGCCGTGGAGCCTCACGCAAGAGGAGATCGCGTCGATCACCAACGAGGAATTTATCCGCGGAACATCGCGGCTGCTGCCTCCGGTCGACGAGATCCCCAAAGCGTTCTGGGACGGCAACGTGTACACCAGGATCGTTGAGGCCATGTACGTCGGCGCCAAGCCGGAGCATGCCCAGATTGACTTCCTTCCTGGCTTCGTCAACGACGGCACATCGCTGGCACGGGTCACCATGGCCCATGTCCGTGATATGCAGGCCGACTACGACCACCGCATCGCGGGTGTCGGCTACATGATCTCCAAGATCGTTCACGTCACAATCATCATCAACAAGTAAGGGCATCCATGATCCACGCTCACCCACTCTCACTCGGCGCCAGGCACGTAGAAGGGGTCATCGAAAAACTGCTCGATCGCATCACCCCTGTCCTCGTGGTTGCACCACTGGGAGAGTGCTGGGTGTGGGTCGCTCGTACCAATCGCAACGGCTACGGCCGTATGCATTACGAGGGCAGCGAGAAGATGGCCCACCGGCTGTGCTACGAAGCATGCGTCGGGCCGATCCCGGAGGGTCACCTTCTCGATCACCTTTGCCGTACCCGCTGTTGCATCAATCCGGCTCACCTGGAGCCGGTAACACACAGCGTCAACACCCTGCGGGGCCAGGCCAAATTATTTGGCCGTGACCTACATCCATTCACCCTTGAGGAAATCACAGCATGAGCATCGAAGACATCCCTGAGCGTCGCAAGACCCCAGACGAGAACGCACGCGCACTCGTCGGCATTCGTGCAGCGATCACCAACTACTACCTGGACCTGGACGCTCGCAAACACGGCAGCGTTGCAATGGACCTGGCCTTCAGCAAGATCGAGCGTATCCTCGGCATGAGCTGGGAAGACCACAAAGAAACCGTGCGTGAAGTCACGCAGCTGGCGCCGAACAAAGCCATGGAACTGCACAATATGTTTCAGGACACCCTGATGACCACTGCCTACCGTGGAGCGAAATAGACCATGGCCCACCTGCTCTCCTACACCAGTGGGGTCGTGGGGCATGGCCTGTCGAATGACCTGGACACCGCAATAGACCAGGCGATTGACCGCTGTACCGAAATGGGTATGGGCGCCAACATCCTCAACCGATCCACCTCCGTTGTCCTCGCCGTCATCACCCCGACCAGCGAGGGCTTTAAAGCCAAGAAAATGGAGTAACACCATGTCCGAACGCACCATCGTCACCACGTATTACGGCCCGTCGGCCGGCCGCGGCAAACAGAAGCCAAAGATCAAAGTCACCCGCGGATCCCGCATCGGTGAGTGCCTGCCGAACGTCACCCGCATGCTCACCCAGAATCTGAAGGGTGATGCTGTGGTAGCCGAGGTGCACGATGAGATGTTCGGCGAGCTGCTGCTCGTTGTCACCTACTTCCCCGGCGAAAAGCTGCAGGTCACCTTCGAGCAGGACGTCACCCGGCCCGTGTGCATCATCACTGGCTTGGAGGACTGATCATGACAACCGATGACACCCTCGACTTCGATGTGAATGACCTTCATGTCGACACCTTCCGCGCGCCGGGTCAGGGAGGCTGGTCCACGAAACCGGAAACCGTGGTGCGTATCACCCACATGCCTTCGCGCTTCTCGATAACCGAGGGCGACGATCGCAGCCAGCACCGCAACAAGGTAGAAGCCCTCCGCAAACTTCGTATCATCAAGGCATTCTGCCCTGAAGTTTTTGAATCCCCACCACCCCCCAAGTTCCCTGATCACGCGGCCCTCCGCAAAGCATGGGACGACTACCGTGGCGACGCCGAGCTGACGCTTGACGATGCCTTCATCTTCGCTGCTGGCTACATTGCCGGCGCCTCTAACAAATAGGAGCATCATCATGAAAAAAGTATTCACCATCCTGGCCCTGGCCACCTTGACCGCTTGCGCATCGACCCCGATGACGCCGGCCGAACTGGCTGCATCGCACGCTCGTGAAGAGCAGCGTAACGCCATCGAGCAGGACAAGCGCGCCTTGACCATGCCTTCGTCGGTCTTCTAAGACAGTAAGCACTTACTAACCCCCAAACTGGCCGCTGATGCGGCCTTTTCCATTTATGGAGCTGCACAATGTACGGTACACATCTCACCTGGTTCCAGCGTTTCCTGCAACGCTTCCAAATCACCCCTGTTCAGATGGCCAAGGCCGAGCTCAAAGACGCTGAACTGGCTGCACTTCAAAGTGTTTCCATGGCAGAATATGCCGATCTCCGGATGCAGACGCACAAACTCACGGCCGACTACCACGAAGGCCGTGCTGAGCGTTTGCGCGAGTACCTGAAAAACCATGACCGCGACGAAGACGAAGAACGTCCGCGTGTCTCCATCGTCCAGGCCATGTTCCCTGGTGAGCACCACCCAGGCTACTGATCATGGGCGATCGTACCTGGGCCAAATTGTACGTGCCCACGGAATTGACCGGGGCAGTACAGGCAATATTCAATGAAGCCAGCAATGAAGAGGAAATCGGCGATGGCTTGTCAGAACTTTCGTATGACGAGATGAACTATGGCAACCTTCCGGATGGTGTGCAAGACAAGCTGACTGCAGCTGGCGTGCCTTTCGATTGGGAGTGGGGCGACGGTGGTGATTATGGTGGCGGTCAGCTGCATATTCGCTTCACCGAAACTGGTGAATTGCATCTGCGTGAAGTGTACAACGTTAATCAAAATCCGAATCTGGAAGCACTGCTAGACCGGATCGACCAACCTGATGAATTGGTACAGTTCATCAAAGATCACGCGAACAAGGTGACAACGCTCTCCTGGTACAACCAGGTTGAATACGGCAAACGCTACCGCATGCGGCAGCTAGTGTTACCCACTAAATAAGGCGCGTCGCCGCGCTTGGCGAACCTGCAGTTACATCCAACAACCCAGAGGAAATTATGCGTTTACCTTATGACCAGATCGACCGCTCAGTGCCGGTCGACTACCCAGCACTCAACAAGCTGCTCGACAAGGCCAAAGTAGCGTTGATGGTCAATGCGAACAGTGCGTTTTTCACGACGATCTTGTTCAGCATGAAATTCATGTGGGACGAGAGCTGCAAAACCGCATGGACCACCGGTCTGCGGCTGGGTTTCTCCCCACATTTCTTCCTCTGGCTTACCCCGGAGGAGCGTGTGTTTGTCCTGGTGCACGAGTGCTGCCACCCGGCCTACATGCACATCGACCCGTTCCGCAAAGGTGTCCGTAACCACTACACCTGGAACAGCGCCGGAGATCATGTTATCAACCTGATGCAGATAGCTCAGGGCTACGTCATGCCACCGATCGGCTTGGCTGATCCGCGCTTCGCCGGCATGGCTACCGAGCAGGTCTACAACACCTTGATGGCAGAACAAGCTCAGGGCTCGCCGGCGCCGGACCTTGGCGACATGGAAGACATTCGGGATCCAGGTGATGAGGCCGGCCCCGACGGCAACAAGATGAAGAAGGAAGACGTCAAGCGTGCGCTCGATGACATCCTCATCCGGGCACAGGTTGAGTCACGCATGCAAGGCGACGCACCTGGATCCATTCCCGGTGAGATCGAGCTCTATCTCGACAAGCTGCTCAATCCGAAACTGCCATGGCAGCAGATCCTGCGCAAGTGGCTCAAGGAGCTGGGCAAGTACGACTACAGCTTCAAGAAGCCCAACCGTCGTTTCTTCCCGCAGTATTACCTGCCGTCGTTGTGGAGCGAAGGCGCCATGGTCGACTTCCAGGCATGGGTCGACATCTCCGGATCGGAAACCGATGAGGACTTCCTGCGTTTCATCTCCGAGCTGCACGGCATCTTGAAGATGATGATGCCCAAGAAGATCGAGCTCGGCCAGTTCGATACCTGCATCAAGTCGATCACCACGGTGAAAAACGTGATGGACCTGGCCAACGTAAAATTTCACGGCCGTGGCGGCACGCGCATCACTGATGTGCTTGACCACATCGAGAAGACCAAGCCGAAAGTGGCCATGATCTTCAGCGATGGAGGCTTCCATCACGATCGCACCGGTGTCAAAGGTGTCAACGTGCTCTGGATGATCCACGACAACCCGAACTGGACCGCGCCTTTCGGCAAGGTCGTCCACTACAACACGTTCGACAAGGACTGAAAATGACCACCCTCAACACCAAAGACCTGAAGCCGGGCGACGTCATTCGTCTCCCTGGCTTTATCTACGCGACGCCGTATGGCTTCATCACCCATGCTGGCCACGCCATGCCCGACTGGATCGTGATCGGCGAACACGAGATCGTCTTCACCATACCGGAAGGCTTCAACGCCGTCGCGGCTGCGGTGGCCATGGTCGACAACGCCATGGAAAAAGAGCGTGCCGAGCACACCCAAAAGATGCAGCAGCTGGCTGAGAAAAAAGCCGAGCTCCTGCAGATCACCTACGAAGGCGCCCAGGTACTGGACGCCGAAATGATTTTCGAGGACAAAACAAAATGACCACTTTCGATCCCAATCGTTTCGACGATGACGAAGAGGAATTCATCAGCGACGTGCCAGATATACCACCTGTGCCGGCCGCCATCCCCTTCGCATTGAGCGATGATCAGGAGGCGGCCAAGGAAATGTTCGTCAATTTCCTGCTCAACCCGGAAGAGCAGGTGCTGGTCCTGCAGGGTTACGCCGGCACGGGCAAGTCCACGCTGGTGAAGACCCTCATGGACAACATGCCCAAGTACCTGAAGATGGCCAGGGTAGTCAACCCGTCCATGTTCGAGTACCAGGTGCAGCTGACGGCCACGACCAACAAGGCGGCCGAGGCACTGGCCCAGATTACTGGCATGGAAGTGCGGACCATTCACAGCTTTCTTGGCTTGCGCGTGGTGAAGGATCCACGTACCGGCCAGAGCGAGCTGTTCCCGCGCGATCACACGCCCGAGTTTGGCTACATCCTGATCATCGACGAAGCCAGCATGATCGACAGCAAGCTGTTGAGCATCATCTTCGACAAGACGACGAACTGCAAGATCATGTTCATCGGCGATCCTGCCCAGCTGCCACCGGTCAAGTACACGACCACGCCGGTGTTCAATGCCGGCTTCAAGACAGCCAGGCTGGAAAAGGTCATGCGTCAGGCCGAAGGCAATCCGATCATTCAGCTGGCCACGCAGTTCCGCGAGACAGTCACCACCGGGATCTGGACCAAGTTCAAGCCCGACGGCCACCACATCGTCCACATGGACCGCAGCGATTTTGAAGACCTCATCATCGCCGAGTTCACGCGGTCGGACTGGCGCCACCGTGACAGCAAGGTGCTGGGCTGGCGCAATGAGACGGTGCTGAACTACAATCACGCGATCAACAAGCAGATCTCGGGGACGCCGCATTTCGCCGAGGGCGATTATGCAGTCTGCAACAAGTACGTTCAGTGTGGGAAGAACGGCATCAAGACGGATCAGATGGTCTACATCACCACGATCGAGCCCGATGTTGAATACAAGGGCGTTGTCGGTAACTGGGTGACGTTGGACTACATGAACCGTGTGTTCTTCCCCCGCTCGCTGGCCGCCAAGAACGAACGCATCAAGCAGGCCAAGGCCCACGACGAGATCAGCTTGCTGATGGAGATCGAGGACCGCTGGATCGACTTGCGTGCGGCCTTCGCCCAAACCATCAACAAGAGCCAGGGCAGCACCTACGACAAGGTGTTCATCGACCTCGATGACGTGGCCCGCTGCAACCTGGGTGACCAGATTGCCCGCCTCATGTATGTCGGCGTGTCGCGTGCCCGGTACTTTGTCTACCTGACGGGGGACTTTGGATAATGGCCAACGTGACCCCACCGATCTGCCCGTACTGCCAGGCAGCTTCGGTGCCGGCCACCGGGAAGGAGATCTACCCGCACAGGCGTGACCTGTTCGAGAAACGCTTCTTCTGGTGCGTCCCATGTGATGCCTATGTCGGCACTCACAATCGCACCGGCGAGCCGTTCGGCACCTTGGCCAACGCCTACCTCCGGAAGCTCCGCAGTCTCGCCCATGCCACCTTCGACCGCTTATGGAAAGAGGAGGGCTACGACCGCACCGCAGCCTACCTCATGCTCGCACAAGGGATGAACATCCCCTTTGAGAGCTGCCATATCGCCATGTTCAACAACGCCGATTGTCGGCGTGCCGTTGATCTGGTCAACTCGAAGGAGATTTACCGCTATGACCCTCAACGCCAGGCTCGACCCCAAGACGAAGCAGGCCATCAAGAGAAATCTTGAAGGCACGATTTACGATAACACCCGGCGCCGGGAGCAGACCAAGCTGCAGGCCATCAGCACCAAGAACATGGTGCTGTGCCAGTTCCCGCACAACTCGTTCAGCTACAAGGGCGAGTATTACAATTTCGAGCCGGAACCCTTGCGCTACAAGAATCAACGCCTCATGGCCGAGCTTCAACCGCTCATGGACGCCTGGCTGGCCGACAAGAAGCACGTCGAGTTCACCGAGGCGCCCTTCATCAACGGCCTGTTCAACAAAGTGCTCAACACCAGCAACAGCATTGAAGATTATCTCCTGCTGCTGCCTGAGTGCATGCACCGGTCCATCCGAATCCTGGAGCTGCCGGCCGAGGCCATGCTGCCCCGCGAGCTGAGCGACGATCGGGTAACCGAGTTCAAGAACGCCCACGCCGACTGGATCCTGATGCTGAAGAAGCGGATGATCCTCGACCTGGTAACCACGTAGAAAGGAAGCACAATGCGTCACCATTTATTCGAGCCGTCGGTTGACGGCAACTACCGCGTCGCTCTGCTCATGAAAGGCACCGCCTTCAAGAAGGACGAGTTGCAAAAAAACTACGTTTCAAAGTTGGCCGCGCACGGTTTAACATCGAATAACGTTGTCGCTTTCACATTGGAGTACAATTCGCTTGGGAAGGCTCCTGTGAAGCATATCAAGGAATACCTTGAGTTGCTGCTTCCGGAGCTGAACTCCCTCAAAACCGAGTACCTCTATTGCTCGGACAGCAACTTCTTCAAGGTGCTGGTCGGCCAAACCAAGGCTGACATCCACGCTGGCTACGTCCTCCCCTGCAGTATCAAGGGCTTCGAGCACATGAAAGTCGTGCTGGGCCTGAACTACAACCAGCTGATCTACGACCCATCCCTGTCCGTCCGGCTCGATGCCAGCTTGTTTGCCCTGGCTTCCCACGCCGTCGGCAGCTATGCAGCCCCCGGCACCGGGATCATCCAGCAGGCAATCTACCCAGAAGCCCTCAGTTCGATCCAGGCGACCTTAAACGCCCTGCACGACTACCCAGTGCTGGCCGCGGACATCGAAGCCTTCTCGCTGCGTTTTAACGAGGCTGGCATCGGTACGATCGCTTTCGCCCCCGACATGGGCCGGTTTGTCGCCTTCGCTTGCGACTACAAGCCCAACACCATGGCTCTGGCTGGCGTAGCGGGCCAGGAGGAGCGTCGCAAGGAGCACGGCAGGTTCGTGCCCAACCCGGCCGTCCGGGCCGCCCTGAAGGCGTTTTTCACGTCCTACAAGGGCCGTCTGATCTGGCATAGCGCCGGCTACGACGTCAAAGTGATCATTTACACCCTCTGGATGAATGGTCCGGACGATACGGCCGGTCTGCTTGAGGGACTGGAAATCATGTACCGGTTGGAAGGTCATGGCATCGACGACACCAAGATCATCACCTACCTGGCCACAAACTCCACTGCGGGCAACACCCTGGGCCTGAAAGCCAATGCCCAAGAGTTCGCCGGCAACTGGGGCAAGGAAGACATCAAGGACATCAAGCTGATCCCGCTCCCCGAGCTGCTGCAGTACAACGGGGTGGACTGCTTGTCGACCAACTTCGTCCATGCCAAGTATTGGGGCCGCATGGTCGCTGACCAGCAGCTGGACCTGTATCACGACTTCATGCTGCCGAGCCAGAAGGTGATCACCCAGATCGAGCTGACCGGCATGCCGATGAGCCGGGCCAAGATCGACGAGATCGAGGTCAAGCTGACCGCCATCGACACCGCCTTCCAGGCGGTTGTACGCAAGCAGCCGATCGTCGCCAGGTTTGAAGCCTGGAAGACGGACCAGTTGTGGCAGAAGGACTACGAGGAACGCCGCGACAAAGCCAAGAATCCTGACAAGATCCTGCCGAAGGACCGGGCCGCATTCCCGCAGCACGTTTTCAATCCGGGCTCGGGGCCGCAGCTGCAGATCCTGCTGTACGACATGCTCGGGCTGCCAGTGGTGGACACCACCGAGACTGGTCTGCCGTCCACCGGCGAAGATACCCTGACCAAGCTGCTCGATCACCCGATCGGTGTGGCCAACAAGGCACTGATCGAAGCATTGATCGGTATCAGCCAGGTCAGCACCATCCTGTCCACGTTCGTGCCGGCATTCAAGCGGGCCATCGACCGTGACGGCAGCGGCATCGTCTGGCTCCACGGGAACTTCAACGTGGGTGGGACAGTCTCGGGCCGGCTCAGCTCATCCGATCCGAACCTGCAGAACATCCCAGCGAAGAGCATCTTCGCCAAGCTGATCAAGGAAGCCTTCATGGGTCCGGCCGGATGGGTCTTCGCCGGCGCCGACTTCAACTCGCTTGAGGACATGATCTCGGCCTTGACCACCAAGGATCCAAACAAGCTGAAGGTCTACACCGACGGCTTCGATGGACACTGCCTGCGCGCGGCGTACTACTACCGTGACCAGCTGATGCACATCGACGTGAACGATCCAGTGTCGGTGAACAGCATCAAGAAGACGCACGAGGATCTGCGTCAGGAATCGAAGATCCCTACCTTCGCCCTGACGTACCAAGGCACCTACCACACCCTGATGAAAAATCTGGGCTGGCCACAGGAGAAGGCTCAACGCATCGAGCTCAACTACCACCAGATGTATGTGGTGTCCGACCAGTATGTGCAAGGCAAGCTGAAGGATGCAACCGTCACCGGCTACGTTACCGTGGCCTTCGGCCTGCGTGTCCGGACGCCGCTGCTGGGCCAGACGATCTGGGGTGCAGCACGCACCCCATACCAGGCCGCGGCCGAAGGTCGCACTGCCGGCAACGCGCTCGGCCAGTCCTACTGCATGTTGACCAGCCGATCCATGATCGACTTCATGCAGAAAGTCTGGAAGTCGCCGTACCGGCTCGACATCAAGCCATGCGCAATGATCCACGACGCCAACTATGTGCTGTTCCGGGAAGATCCGGTCATCGCAGAATGGGTGAACCGTGAGCTGATCATCAGCATGCAATGGCAGAAGCTGCCGGAGATCCAGCACCCGACCGTGAAGCTCGGCGCCGCGCTGGAGATCTTCTGGCCAAGCTGGGCAAACGCCATCACCTTGCCGAACGGTGCCACTGCCGACGAGATCGTGGCCGTGTGCGTCAAGGCCAAGCACGACTACCTCAATCCGAAACCGAAACCATAGGAGGCCACATGGCCAGTTACACAATGATCGTCACGTTCGACGCTAACAACGTCGACATGGCCCTGGCCGTGCAGTCCGAGATATACAACGGCATGCAGGATGCAATCGACAGTGGCGAGATCGAAGGCGTGGAGTTCTTCACGACTGAAGAGCCCATGGTCAAGTGCAAGCGTCCCCCGGAAGGGGTTGATCCATTTCCACCAGAGGTGAAAGCATGATTCAACTGAGTTTGGTCCCCGAAGAGGATCTCACCATCGACGGCCGCGCCGTCATCGAAGATCAGGATGGCAACATGGTAGCCCTGGTTGAAGAGCGCAAGGATGCAGTCGAGATCGTGAACGCATGCCGCGTCTACGATTCCTGGCTGAAGACCATGCTGTGGATCCATAACAACCCCGGCGTACATCAGAACAATATTCGTACCCAGGTGGCGGCCGACCTGAAGGAAGCGGGCCTACTACCATGAAGACCTTCGCCACCAAAATCAATGACATCCCTTGCACGGTTGTGGTCACGCATTACGCGCCGGCCATTCCGGACAAGGTGTCTGGTCCCATGGAAGACGCCGAGGAGGGTAGCGACGTCGAGTTCGAGTTTTATCTGCTCGACGATCGCAACATCCGCGCCCCCTGGCTTTACCGCCAGGTCACCGAAGCAGATTTCAATCGCATCCTGGATGAGTTTGAAATCACCCTGCTGGAAGAGAAGCACCTTTACGGAGCTGACGACCATGACCGATAAAAACTGCACCATCTGCAACAAGCCGATCGTCCTCGTGCCGTCGGCAGCCGAACGTGCTGCCAAAGACCTGGCCGGCAAATCGGCCAGCTATTACACCAGCCTGTTCACCACCCACAGTGAATGTGCTGTAGCGCAGCGTAGTGAACAAGCCCGCCAGCTCATGGTTTCAGGCCAACACAAGGCGGCCAACTACGTTCATCCACACCTCAATACCGACTCACTCGAATAGAAGGAATCACCATGCAAGTTGCACACCAACAGGACCACATCACCCACGCTGTTATCGGAGGCGCGGCAACCATCGACTTCGGTATCAGCAGCAGCGCCGAGTTCTTCAACATCCTGTCCAGCACGCTGTACAAGGACCAGATCCTCGCCGTGGTGCGTGAAGTCCTGTGCAACGCATGGGATGCCCACATCGAAGCCGGCATCATCGACCGTGCGGTCGAGATCACCCTGCTCGAAGACAAGTTCACCATCCGTGACTTCGGCACCGGTATTCACCGCAATGACATGGGCCAGATCTACGGCACCTATGGCAACAGCACGAAGAAGAACGACGGTCAGCAGACGGGCGGCTTCGGCCTCGGCTGCAAAGCACCGTTCGCCTACACCGACCACTTCGAGGTGATCTCCCACCACGACGGCGTACGCACGATCTACAACCTGAGCAAGTCGTCGGCCGCCGCCCGCGGCAAGCCGGGCATCGTCCCGATCGCTTCGTTCCCAACGACGGAATCGGGCCTGCAGGTGTCGATCGACATCCACAACGCCACCGACTTCAAACGCTTCCAGCGTCTCGTGCGTCGTATCGCTCGCAATGGCGACATGAACATGAAGGTGAACGGCGATCAGATCAGCAAGCTCGGCTTCGACACCGTTGAATCGAACTACCTGATCACGCTGGACCAGCAGCAAGAAATCATGGACGCCGATGGCCAACGTATCATGGTCCGCTACGGCAATGTGATCTACCCGGTTGACCGGGCCGGCTCCATTTCTCTTGGCTTCGACCAGGTGGTCGGTCACCTCGACAAGCTGAAGGTCGGCCACAGCCGTTCGTACTCGATCATCTTCCAGGCACCGCCGCACTCCATCTCGGTCACCCCGAGCCGGGAATCGCTGTCGATGCAAGAGCACACCGTTGCAACGCTGAACGGTTTGTTTGCTGGCTTCATGGAAGAGGTCAATGGTGGCTTCGTTCCGGCCTGTCACGCCTACGCGGAAATGGCAGTAAAGATGGCCGTGGCCCAAACCATGCGCAAAGATCTGCTGTCGCGCGAATGTAAGCTGCCGTACGTCATGGACAAAAGCACGCCGAACAAGATCAGTGATTTGGTGACCATGGCACGTCGCTACATGGAGTCGAACTACCCAAGTGGTTTGGCCTTCCGCAAGAAGGACATCACCTGGCGCCTCGAAGGCATGGCCGCGTCTGGCCAGCTGGACCGTGGCATGGTGCAGACCTTCATGCGTGAGCTGGCCAACGTGACGACGACGAAGAACTGCGACGAGTGGGACTTCCCGAAAGAGCAGCGGACCATGTGGCTGCAGCGGCACGTCATCGCCCCGATCATCAACAAGATGGGCAAGGCTGGCATCGACTACACCCGGCTGTACGTTCTCGACAAAGAGGACACGCGGGTGCCGGACAACTACTACTACAAGGACAAGGAGCCAATCGCTTTGGCCACTGACGCTCGGCCAATGCATTTGTTCAACACGCTGCCGTACATGCGCAAGATCGTGGTGGTCAGCACCTCGGCGAAGGGTATCCATGATCGCGCCAAGCGGCATGATGTGCTCAAGACCCTGGGCACCGAGCATGGCTACCTGTTCTTCAAAGCCAGCATGAAAAAGAAGGAGCGTGAAACGGAGCTCGCCTTCTTCAAGGCACTCGGCATGGTCGTGGTCGACCTCACATTCCGTCAGGAGTGGGAAGCTTCACCATCGCGCTCGAGCGGTCCCCGCAAACCAGCAAGGAAAGGATTGCCGTCACTGAAAGCGATGAAGCTGAGCGATGGCTCGGTCGACACGCAGCAGGTTAAGCAGGACACCGTTCTGCGTATCGTTAATCCGGAATTCTCGGTGTGCGTGTCACTGCGCAAAGAGAACCCCTCCAGCATGCTGGGCCGGTTCGATGGCAAGTGCACGTCGCACATCATTGACTTATGGGGCGACAAAGGCGTCATCATCAACAACTCAACGTTGCATGAGAAGGCCATCAAGGCCGGCGCCATGGAGCTCGAAGCCTATGTGGAAAAGAAGGTCGTTGAAGTCATGCTCAACAGCCCACGGATCCTCGAATACTGGGCTTTTGATCGTCAACGTGCGTGTGACCACTTCACGGTTTATAGCGATGAGGCGGCCGAGATGATCAAGGTCGTCTACAACAGTGAGCTGCTGCGCAACCAGTTCCAGCTGGTGAACAACCTCACCGACGACGAGAAGAAGATCATCCCGTTGTACCGTACGTTGCAGCAGCTGCAGCGTTATGGCCTGTCGGCCGAAATGAAGGCGGTTGAAAAACTGCTGGCCGACGTGCCGATTGATCCTCTCAACGGTGTGCTCATCGAGAAGTTCCGGCACCCTAATCCGCTGCTTGCGGTGTTTGATAAAAAAGCCCTTACCCGCATGCTGCGCAAGGCTAGTCCTACCAGCCCACAAATCATAAAGATGACCCAGATCCTGGCCATCGCCCTTAACTAAGGAAACCCCATGAATCATAAAACAATCCGCGTCGTTGCCGCGGTAGTGGATACGCGCAACCTCACGCTGTACAAAGAGGACGGCACCACCGTCGTCATCGCTCAAGGTGATGTACGCCTGCGCAAGATCGTCGAACAGGCAGCACCACAGCTGGTCCGCAATGGCTGGGCCGACGTCGACATCAGCCAGCCCGAAGAACCTTCCTATGCGGACTTTGAAAAGGAGGGCAGCGGTGCTGTGAAATTCTTTCGCATCGCCAAGTCGAAGTTGAAGCAGCTTTTTGCTGCTGAACCTGCTCCTGTCGACATGACGCCGGTGCCACCGTTGTCCATCGGTCCCGTGCCTGTGTCGGCTTCGCCGACGGCACTTCCCGATGTCCTGCCGGTGACCCCAGCTGCTCTTACCACGGCGGCTGCACACCTGGAAATCATGCAGGCCAACGCCGACATGATCAGCGATACGCTGGGCGTGGCCCGTCAGAACTGGGTCAATGTGGTGGCAGCCGTTGCTGCGGCGCCTGGTGCTGACATCACGCCGGCACCGGTGGTGACCTCCAGCCCGTTCCCAGGTGTTGGCCAGGATGGTGATCCACAGGTGGATGACGAGCCAGAAGAAGAGGTCATCCAGCATGAACCTTCCGAGCCGGCCGTCAAGCACACCATGAACGTCGTCAACGAAATCCTGAAGCACGCCGTCCCGGTGAGCTCGCCGGAATTCCACGAAGAGACGGTGGCCAAGCAGGGCAACGTGGTGGAAGAATCGGGTAGCACCGACAAAGGCCACGGCGACGACAGCAAGCCCGACACCATCATCGCAGTGGTGGATGGCAAGGTGATCCCCGGTATGGAACGCATCAAGACGCAGTTCGGTCGTGCAGCGAAGCTGGGCAGCACTGCCGGCGTCGAAGCATTCCTGAAGCGCCTGGCGTCCACCATCGAAGCCCGGTCGCACTCGGTTGAAGACCTGCTCAAGTTCCTAGAGCGGGCCGATCTGCCGATCGCCGACGACGGCAGCATCCTGATCTACAAGGTGCTACGCAAGAACAGCACCACCGGCAAGTACGTGGACTGTCACACCCGCAAGGTGGAACAGTTCGTCGGCGCCTACGTATGCATGGATCCGTCGCTGGTCGACCACAACCGCAACAACGAGTGCAGCAATGGACTCCACGTCGCGCGCCGTGGTTACATTCGCAGCTTCAGCGGCGATGTGTGCGTGTTGGCCAAGCTGGCACCGGAAGATGTCATCACAATTCCGGTCTACGACGCCAACAAGATGCGTGTCTGCGGCTACCACATCATCGCTGAGCTTTCCCAGGCCCAGTACCAGCGTCTGCGGGAGAACCTGCCGATCACCAACACCGAAGACGGGCAGAAGTTGCTCGCCCAGATGATGGCCGGCAATCACATCCGTCGCACACATGAAGTCCGTATCACGGGCGGCATGGGTGAAGGCGTGAAGACCACGGAGATCCCGGAACGCAAGGTCACCATGGCCGACATTCCAGCCTCCCTGGTTTCGGCAGCCGCCGACGCTATCGAGATCTTCGGTGACGACGAGCTCGAGCACTTCGCAGCACAGCAACGCGCAAGCGAGGCCGTGCCGGCGCCGGTGTCCGATATCCAGAATCGCGTGTTCGCCATCGTGCACGAGCAACTGGGTGTGGAGCTGGACGACATTGAGCTCGACTCGAACTTGTCGAGCGATCTTGGTGCTGACTCGCTGGACGAAGTGGAACTGGTGATGTGCATTGAAGACGAATTCAATGTGGAGATCCCCGATGAAGCCGCTGAAAGCGTCAACACCGTGGGCGACATCATCACCTACATCGAAAAGCGTCTTGGTGTGGTGCCTGCTGCACCGGTACACACGCCGGTCAAGCCGGCCCCCGTGCTGGCAGTAGCATTGTCCAACCCGGATGGTCCGCAGTCCGACACCCCAACCGATCCATTGGACGTGGTGAAGACCGTGGCCAAGGTGACCGAAGAGGTACAGCTCTCCCGCAAGGAGCAGGCAAAGGCTCTGTACGACGCCTGGAACACCGCAGCTGACGCCGACAAGGCTGACCGCTACGCAGCCCTGCTGGCATTCAAAAAGGCCGCCAAGAAGGGCTGGGACGTGCTGGGGATCCCTGATCCCACGGTGAAGGTAAAAGGGACCGTCAAGGTTGCCCTGGCGCCGAAGCCGAACACCACGCCAAAGCTGTTCCCTGCAGTCGAGGAAGTGAAGCCAAAGCCAGCTCACGCTGATGCTGTGGCCAAGCTCGATCGCAAGGTGGTGAAAGGCGACAAGAGCTTGCCAGTGGCGTCCAAGACCCCTCCGATGCCGAAGGTACAGCCCCCGGCTGAAACCAGCAAGGAAGATGGGCCGCCGAAGATGCGTATCGCCAAGCTGCTGGCCATTGGCCTGGACAGTGCCGGCATCGCAGCATCCGTGCTGGCCATCAAGAAGTCAGCGAAGAAGAGCTGGGAGATCCTGGGTGTATCCGAAGCCCAGGTCGCCGAGATCTTGAAGCAGACCGGGAAGTCCTAAAAACAGAAAAGCCCCCAGTGTATCGGGGGCTTCGCTGTAGATGGGATCACCTTCCTTTCGATGGGACGAAATCAGTGGCCTTCGCAAGGGTGTCGGGCATCACGCCCTTCATCATTGCAGTCTGGACAGAACGGTCGGTAGACGGCGCCATTGCCGCCTTCCGGCCTTTCATCCTCTTCCTTCTTGGCTTGACCGTTGACGACGAGCAGCTGAGCAAGAAAGGACATCATTTTTTACCTCCAGCGAGCGCCGCGGTGCGGCATTCGTAGTATTGACCGGCTACCCGAGCCAGCATTGTGCTGGTCGTCCCAAACAGATCATCGGATAGGAGAGACAGTTCGGGGCACGCTGCCACCACTGTCGCGTCCGGCCCCACCTGCTTTGCCGGAGAGGGCATCGTTGAGCAACCGAAAAGCATCAGGATCATGCTTGCAATCCCGATACACAGGATTGTCTCGTACGATCGTTTCCACTTTTCCTTGAATGGTGGTATTGCGAACTTTAATTTTTGCAATTTCACTTGCGGCTCCTTGCCGTGCAATTTCACGAGTATCTTCGATAGCCTGTTTGATTTCGGCTGCTTTGGCCAATTGGCTGTCCTTACCGACGCCGGTGCCGTACCAGTACGAACCGCCTATCGAAGCCACCCAGATAACAACTGCAGCTAACGCTGCCCACGGGTTCATTGCGCCCCCATGCAGGTTTTGTAACGAGCCTGCTGGCGCTCCCATACGCCCCAGCATCGTTGATTGGGTCGACCGTTCACCAAGGTGGAACAGTCGTACCCGCCTGAGAACTTATATGCCAACAGCGCCCCGCAAGCGCCTGCATAGTCGGCCCGCAGGAGCTTGGTCCGCATGGACGAGCCCGACCAGGCGCCCGTGCCGTATTGGTAGACCCAATCCATGTAGGTGTCGTACTCGACCTGACTGAGCTGCACACCAGGCATCGAGTTGCGGAAGATGACTTCTTCCTTGGTGATGTGCACCTGGGCGACGCGCAGCGCGCGCACTGGGGTGACCTTCTGACCCATCTGGACCGGCTTGCCGTCTTCCCAGAAGGTAGAACCGTAGCCAACCGTTGGCCGGTCGTTCTTGGTGGGGATCACAGCACTGTCGGTGAAGCCTTCATGCGACACCAGGCCGATAAAGGCCATGGCACTGAGCATGAGGCCGGCGACGGCCATACGTGGTTTACTCATCGACAGTCTCCTCTTCAATAACTTCGACCAGCTTGACGCGCTTCTTGGCCGAAGAGCAGTAGCCCATGCTGGCCAACATCGGTCGGATCATTTTCTTCCACAGGTATTCGCTCAACGCCAGGAGCGACAGGACGAAAGCCAGGAAAGCAGCAGCATCGGTCCACGAGCTGATGCCAATGGCTGCCCAAACGAAGCCGATCTTGGCGCCCTGGCTGGCAACCACGTTGACGGTTGTTTCATTGAATTCGGTGCTCATAGGCTTCGCTTTAAATGTGGTGGATGACTGGTAACCGTATTTTACCTTGTTCGTAGGCATTATTACTCCGAAGAATGAGTTGTTTAACGGAATTGTTGGATTCCGCACAGAAAGTACGCGATTATGTCTCGTTGAACTGTTCGCTAACAGACACAAGGCGCTTCACAACTTGATACAGCGCATTCGGTTCCATTCGCCACGGCTCATTGATGAGGAGCGCGGCAGCGATTGCTTCGGAGCAGAAATATTTATCGGCGCTATCAGATACGAACCCGATTGTTAGGTGGACATTACCCCACAGGTCGTACTTACTACCCTGGTGAACGACGAACCACTGTCGTGCAGCTGGTTCCCACTCAATTGGAAGCTCGATGAAGTCCCAATTGTCACCACCAAGTTCCATTTCTTTCCACCGAACGCCACCATCAGCAAACGACGATGAGGCACACCAGCCCCCAGGAAAGCACAATTCCACATGGCTGTAAGGCCCACGGCCGCGGGATCGAACCAGGCGGTTATATACGCCGGCGACGCCGGGCCGTGTGCCCTTATAAAAGGCTATGCGAAAGGTATTCATGCTGTTCCTTATGGGGCTGCTGGGTCCATGATGTTCACGTCTACATACACCGTTTTGTCTACAAAGCCACCTGAGTCCGTGACACGACAATTCATCACGCAGCTGCCGGTAAAACCAAACTTACCGACGGCGTGGCGTACCTGGCCTGTTGCCGCATTATTAGTGATCAGCGTGAATCCACCAGCATTGCTGATGAACGTCCACAGATAAGTCTTGGCGCTGCCATTACCACCGGCTGTTACCGCAACTTGTGGATACCAGTTGCCTGTATAAGCAGTGCCAGTAGCATAATCAGTGTCATCCACATCGTATCCAGCCACCGTCATCGGTGTGTAGGCCGACTTGCCATGCAGCTGCGACATGCTGATGGTTGTGCCGGCGCCCCCGGCGCCAGCCAGAGTGCGAATGCTGGCCAGATTCAGGTTGATACCGGCCTGGCCAATACCCAGTTCGATCCGAACCTGGTCCATGGAAATGGGGTTGGGGGATGCGGGCAGAGTCATTAGATCGTCTTCCCAATAACGTTAGCCGCGGCCACGATGCGGTTGAACTGTGCTTCAGCCAGCTCGATCGTCTTCGCGTTCGAGATCAGGTACTTGTCCATCCGGAGATCTTCCAGTTCTTTGTTGGCCTTGCGCAGCTGCGCGGCCTGGCCCAGGATGATGTCGGTGGCCATGCGGTATGGGATCTTGATGTTGTCCGCAAAGCGTTTGATCCAGTCGTTCGGCACGCCGGCATAGCTGGTTGCCTTATAGCGTTTGGCTTCAGCCTCACGCTCGACATACCCCATCTGGAAGCGCATGGCCCGGCCGATAATCTCCCCGATCAGGTCATCGACTTGCTTGACCCAGGCAGCACGCCGCTGCGCTTCAGGAAGCGTGGCCATTGGCACCTCCACAGGCGGCAGCAGCTCAGCTTTCCTGGCTTCAAGCTTGGCGTTCAGCGTCGTGTACACGCTCTGGGCTGCAGCGATCTCGCCGGCCTTGTCCATATAATCGGACTGCGTGTACGGCTCTTCCCTTTCGGGAAGGGTGCATGGTGTGTGGCAGTGCGCGTCTTCGCGCATGTCACCGTCAATGGCCAGCACGGTGAATTTCAAGGCGAAGAGCCGGCCCTCTACCAGAGTAGGCTCAACGTTGACGATTTGGTGAAAGATCATTTGGTTGCCTCGTTAATTTGTTTGCGTAGCTCGAGCACGAGCTTCACGCAGTTGTCGATCACGCGGTCTTGCTCTTGCAGCCGCAGTTTGAGGTAGCGGATTTCTTCGCTGTGCTCTTCCGACCGGATGGCCAGCTGCACCGTGGCCACAGCCGCGGCGCCGCCGTAGTTCAGCGTCAAGAACGTCTCGCCGTCGATATTTGGCGTGCCCTCGGATACTGCATGCGGTAGGATCGCTTGCACACCTTGAGCAGACAAACCTACCTGGGTGATTTTGCTGTCCAGGCGGTCATATGTGCCGTGCTTCACGCCGGCCCATAAAGCCACGAAGCCCTCTTGCACATCACGCCAGTTGGTCTTCAAGCGCTCGTCCGAGTAGGCCGTTACGTTGCCATATGCTGTGAAGTTCCCAGAGTGGCTGCAAGTCCAAGCCCATGCATTGTCGTTGACATAAACCCCCATCGTGCCACCGTCAGACATAAACGTGGCGTTGACGCTAGTGAAGTCGATACCAGCATAGGTGTTCGTCACGCCGGTAACTGAGATAGAACCATAAGAGCCGCGATTCAGACCAGTAGTACCGATGCGATTAATAGTGTGAGGGAAAGCCGCCAATGTATCCGCGACACGCGCGGAGTCCACACGCACACCGTATGTCCCTGAACCATTCCAACCCATCAAGGTTGGATACGACTGCGACCATGGATTCTGTGCATTGATGCTATTGACCGCCGATCCAGAGGGTGAAGTGCTATTTGATGCGTCAAAAATCACATGGCTGTTGCCATAGTTTTTCCATCGCATCATCGCAGCCACGCCGATATCACCCGCCATATTTGACGGGTCCGTGTACACCAGATTTCCGCTATATGCGAGGAAGCCGCGCACCGATGCAGCCTGCGTCGACCGATAGTAGTTGTCACCACGTTTGCACATAATCGAGGTCACAGTACCGGCGCCGCCGTTGATGCCCTCATCAGACATCAGCATGTAGGTGCCGCCCTGGATATAGCCGTTCGCATCCCGCATCACGACTGTACTAGGGCTGGCTGCTACCGACATCGGCAGATTACCAGCGTGCCACATGTCGTACCAGGTGTTCCAGGTACTGTCGATACCGTTACGGACACGCAAGTGGGGCATACCGCCGTTCTGACCCGTGCTGCCATAAGCCATCTGATACGAACAGCTACCAGTGCTTGCAGCAGTACCATCCCAAGGTGCAAAGGTCATCACACCCGCATAACTGCCACCTGTACCAGTAGAGCCAGAGAGTACGAAGTCATAACGAACATGTTTGCCAATGGTCGGTAATTTGGTAGCTGCATCCCGATCACCATCGGCACAAATCAAATTGCCAGCAGTACCACCGATACTCAGCGCAGCAGCATTGCCAGTCAGGCCAGCACCACTACCTGTGAACACACCTGCTCCGGTCACACTTGCTACGATATTGGAAGCACCATCACCAAATTTCGTACCCCCAGTACCCGAATAGAAACCAAGGTACACAGCATATGTACCTGTGGCGGGGTCAATATGTACATTACCATTGGTCGTAGCAACGCTGGCTGTGGATGGGCCGTATGTCGGCACATTACCGAAAAAGATATTAGCACCCCAGGTAACATTGGGGCCGGTGCTCATACCAGTTGCCGAGTAAAGCTTGCCGGTAGATGGTGTGAAGTGCAGCTTTGCTGTGTTGTACTGGACTACGTAACCACCACCACCACGATTCATCGTGAGGTATTCAACACCTGCGTAAGTTTCATCCGTGTTGATCGACACTTTGGCCGCGCCGTCCACGTTCTGGGCAGCGATATTTCCGCTGTCGATCACCGTACGCCAGGCAGTCCATACAGCCGCATTGCGACCACGGACAGCAATTTGACCAGTACGATAGTCACCGTAAATCTGATGCTGGTAGTCCCCGGAATTGTAGGCTTGGCCATACAGAGCACCGTCGGTCTGGCCCAGGATATTCATGCCAGTCACATAGGCGATACTATTCACAGTCATGCCGTTACCACCGCCAGTAAGAGCAGCAGTGGCACTTCCATTGAAGAAGTCGGTAATACCGTGAGCAGACATCGCGGTTGGCTTTGCAGTCAGCCCAGAGAACGGCATCGTGCCGGCCGAAGTAGCATAGGTGGCATTGCCGCTGATGCTGACCGTACCGCTGCTGTGGGAGATCACACCACCATAATTGAAGAAGAAACCTTCAGTCGCATTGGCGTCGGCACCACCGATGGCCATGTAGACTGCACCACCCCATGCTGCGTTGCCCGGACGATAGGCGCCGATGCTGATGTGCTGAATATAGCCTTGGCCATTCAGGATCGTGGCACCGTGCATCATTTCGGTGTAGCTGGCTGAACCGAAAGGCACCGTGGTGTTGGTAAATCCGATCGGTGCGTTGGTGCCGTTCAAGCTGGTGATCGCAGCCACTGACGTGCCGGTGCGCGTGTTCAACGAACCGGTCATGTTGCCACCAGCCAGCGGCAGCTTTGCAGCCAGGCTGTTCGTCATGGTCGTAGCGAAATTAGCGTCATTGCCCAGGGCAGTGGCCAGCTCTTTGAGCGTGTCCAGTGCAGCTGGTGAAGCATCTACCAGGGCAGCGACCTTCGCGTCCACGTAGGTGATGTTGGCCTTCAAGTTCAGCGCGTTTTGCGTGGCCGTGCTTACTGGCTTGGCCAGGTCGGTCGTGTTCTCCACGTTCGGGATACCCAGGCTGGCTAAAGTCTGGTCACCAGTGTTCGAGCCGGACAACGTGACGATGCCCAGCTTCGTGCGGATCCCCGCGCCGGTTTCGTCACCAGTATTGGTGCCGCTGATCGACGGGATCGCCAGCTTGCTCAGAATCGTAGCGTTGGTTTCATCGCCAGTATTCGAGCCGGTCAACGCCGTGGCGCCCAGCTTGGTGCGGATACCTGCCGCCGTCTCGTCGCCGGTGTTCACGCCCGAGTTGGTGCCGGTGATGTCCGACAGCATGGCCACCGTGCCATCCTTGTCCGGAAAGGTCCAGGTGCGTGCCACCGTGGCCACACTGGTCAGGTAGGACACTACCGTGCCGGCCGCATTCTTCAAGGCGATCTTGAAGTTCGACAGTCCTGGGTAGCCGTTGGCCGTATCCTTCTCGGACAGCAGCTGACGCAGGTTGTCGGCCGTGGCCTGAGCTGTGCTCACTGGCTTGTTGATGTCCGACGTGTTGTCGACATTACCCAGGCCCACATCGGCCTTGGCGCCGGAGGTGGCCACCGATGCGAGCACCGGTTTATTCTTGATAAAGTCCTTGGCGCCTGCGTCAACCTGAGTCCAATCCGATGGGATCTGACCGGCCAGTGCTTGAGCAGCGGATACCGCAGCATCAGCAGCCGATTGGGATGCTTCAGCAGCTTTGGTCGTCGCAGTCCCTGCCGAACTGGCAGCAGCAGCTTCCGACAGGTCAGCCGCATCCGCCGAGGCCAGTGCTTCAGCGGCCTTGGTCGTGGCGGTCGTGGCATGGCCGGCAGCCGTGTTCCGGTAGGCCAGGGCATTTGCTTCTGACGTCGCCGATGCATTCTGGCTGGCCAGTGCGGCGCCGGCCGATGCAGCAGCGTTCGAGGCCGACAGGATCGCGCTGTTCAGCTGAGCCTGCGACTCTTCATCGTACGGGTGCCACGCCAGGTCGGATTCCCACTGGTAGATCTTGCCTTCAACGGTGTTCTCGTAGATGGCACCGACCTTCAGCACACCACCGTTGCCGTCCACCGTCGGCGCCACGGCGAATTTACCGAGGTAGATCTCGTTGAAGGCGAACAGCTGCGAGCTGAGCTGAGCAGCTTTGTCGATGGCCACATCACGAGCGGTGAGGGTCACATCCCGCGCAGCGACAGTAATGTCCTTGGCGGCGACCGCCGTATTCTTGGCCGAGACAGCCGTAGCTTCGCTGGCAGCAGCTGCATCACGAGCTGCAACGGCAACTGCTTCGCTGGCATCCGCATCCAAGGCCGACTGCACCGCAGCCGATGCTTGGGTAATGGCCACGCCAGCCTGGGCCAACGCTTCCGCGGCCGAGATAGCAGCTGCATTCTTGGAAGCCAAGGAAGCTGCAGCACGATCTTCGGCCAGTAGGGCCGAATCCGATGCCTCATTAGCTTGGGTCAACGCGATATCACGAGCATTCACCGCCGTAGCAGCCGCTGCTTGGGCCAGGTTCTGTGCCGTGACAGCCGCGTCGATCACGCCATCAGCGAAGTCGGCCGACAGATCAGCGGCCAGTGCCGCGGCAACAGCTGTGTCCCGTGCAGCAAGTGTGGCCGCCTTGGCGGTCAGAATCTGCAGCAGGGCCGCTTCGTCATAGGCCACGTCGCCCAATACCGCATCATCGTCGACGATCAGGTCTTGCAGACGCACCACCTCATCCGGGTTGTTCAACACCGGGACGTAGAAATGGTAATGCAGGGCCGCTTCGGTAATCGTGTCGTAGACCGTGACGTGGTAACGAGTGTTGCAGGGCATCAACTCCTGCAGGATTTTGCCGTCCATGCCGGTGATCGCCGTGATCAGGCGTGGCATGATCACCCCTGATACTTCTTCCTCGTAGTCGGAGCGCGTAAGACGGATCTCAACACGGGCGAACCCGATAGGAGCCCCTTCAGAGGTCAAGAAGTGGAAAAGAACTGGGGTCATTCAGGCTCCGTTGAGTAAATTACATGTTGCTATGGGGCATATTGTCCCACAACAACACGATCAATAGTTGGTCACGTCGATAATGATGTGGCGATTTGGTGAGTAGACCGGCACTGACTGGTCGAAAGCGGACTGATTGGGGTCCATTGCCTGTTCCCAGTGCGACATGAGGATGTTGTTGATGGTGATGCCCCCAGCAATCTCTCTGATCATCCCCATTGTGATCTTCACGATGTTGTTATTCCCATAATCATGGCCTTCGCTCTCAACCTTGAGCCACTGGTTCATGACGACGGCTGCGTATTTACGGTTCACGTTGTAGGTGAAGTTACCTTCACCCACCGGGAAACCAACCATGGCCAGAGGCTTCTGGGCTGCGTCGAAGACCAGGGTTCCAGCCGCATTGAACACCTGGAAACCAAAATTGGAAGCCACAGGAAGCACTTGACCGAAAATATAGACAGTCACTGTCCGGTTCAACGCAGTTACAGCAAGCCTGGCTGTACCATTCATACGCCGGATGATCGCGCAATCGGTGTTACTGACGATAGCCGCAATCTCACCACTGCTGATGTCAAAGTCACCGACCCAGTACGGGACATTGCTGCTCTCTTGCACCTTAATAGGACAGGCCACCGTTAATTTGCGCTTGAACGCAAATTGCGGATACACACCGTCGATCTGGTAACCACCAGCCGTGTTGAAGCATTGAAAACCGACAGTCATCGGACCCCCAAGACGAGTAAACACCCCGGCATACCGATGCCTGGGGAATATGGGTGTCGCACCCAAGAAACAATGTTCCCGTTGAACGTGCACACCGGATAGGTGTTGTTGTTGATCGTGGCGCCGTAGTAGCTAGGATCCTGCTGAAGCTGGGGAATAGCGAACGGGACACCCTGATCCAGGCCCACTACCGTGGCTGAGCCGTTCAAAGCACTGGCGTCGATCACACCGATCAGCCGGCCGATCACCGAGGTCGTGTCGAAGATCGACACACCCTGGGCATCGAAGATTTCAAGACCCATCCCCATTACCAGACCCCCATACGGACGCGCAGCACATTGTTACTGTCAAATACCTGCGTCAACCCGCCAGTCATAAGCGTGCGCGGCACGCCGGCGTAGCCTGGACTGATGTTGATCTGCTTGGCGATGATATTGTCGGCGTCCAGATATGCGACCTTGACCTTACCGTTCTCCACGATGAACGAACCCGACTCGTCCCGCAGCTTGCTGAAGGTGAGCTTGTTGATCACTGCTTCGTCGATGAATGTCTCTTGACCCGAGATGATGAACGGCTTACGCATGTTGGCGCCGGTTCGACCCACCCAGAACGAGTCCACATCGAAGCCAGCCTGAACAGTTGTGCCGTCGTTGTACGCGCCAAAGCCGCCAATCAAGCCGTTCACATTGAACTTGACCGTGTACAAAGCACCAATGGCCGTGGTCTTACCGTTCACCGTGTCGATGTTGGTCTGCAGATTCGTCTGCACTGCAGCGATCTGGCCATTCAACGTAGACTGGGCCGTGGTGATCTGGCCAGATAGCACGTTGTCAGCCGCTGCTCGAGCGTTCGTCTCGGTCTGTACCGCAGCCGAGATTGCGGATGCCCGAGCTGTAGCTTCACCATTCACTGCCGAAGTAATGGCCGGTCCTACCGTAGCAAACTGCGTGTTGCGCGAAGACGTCTCAGCACTAACCGCATTGACCCGTGCAGTCGCTTCGGACTCGATCGCTGCCGTGTTCTGGCCAGCCTTGGTAAACAGGGTCGTGATGTCCGAGGCCAGCGCGCCGTCGGCGTTCGACCGAGCGGTTGCCTCCGACTGGATCGCTGCAGTGATCGCCGTGGTCGTGGCCCCATTGACCACAGCCGTCTTGGCGTAGAGGTCAGTGATCTGCGTCGCCGTGGCGCCGTCGGCAGTCACACGGGCATCCCGCTCGGTGATGACCGCAGCGTCGGCCTGGTTCACCCGAGTGAACAGCGTGACCACATCCGTGGCGATGGCTGTGTCCGCAGCGACCCGCAGGTTTCGTTCTTCGGTTACAGCTGCCACCACACCTGGGCCGACGCCGGCAGCCAGGACGTTGATCTGATTAACCAGGGCCGAGTCGCCCTCCGTGCGAGCAGTGGTTTCGTTTTGCACGATGACCATGGCACCTTCGAGCTGGGTGCCCAGCTGAGCGATGACACCTTGCAGCAGCTCGTTATCTTCCAGACGGTTCTCGATCTCACCAGTGATCCGGTCGTCGATCGGCTGGATGCGCAGGATCTCCGTCTTCAACGCCATGGCCAACACACCCATGTCGATCTTGCCTGTCAATTCCTCGATCAGATCCTGAATCAGCGGCCGGGCCAAGGCAGTTGCCGGCCCGATCACCTCACCGTGGGTGCCGTTGACCGACACGAACTCGATCCAGTAGTAATACCGCAGGCCGACATTCACCTTGTCGTAGAAAAACCCACCGGAAACTTCGGCGTATTTCAGCGATTGGTTGAACTCTGGCAAAATACTACGATACAAAATCGTGTACGCCAGTGCGTGTGGGTTGGTCGTTGGATAAGTCCAGTTGACGTCAATCCCGCCGAATGCTGGCGTGGCTGTTAGCAAACTGACATTATCTGGATCCCCTGGCAACGGGCCGGACCACCCACCTGTACCGCAGACGCCTTCACTTGTGCAAGACATTATTACTCCATTGCATGTTTATTTTCAGCATTATCGCACTATTCCATACAGGAAACCCACCAACTGAGCAACTTATCGTTGCTTAACAACCATAGAAGGATGCTCATGATCACAATATCGGGCAAGAACGGCATTACAGCGAAGATCCTGGCCCACAGTATCTCGGCGGCAGGTAAGGAAATGGTCACCTGGGAGATTGAATACCCCCGGCTGATCCTTGCCGAGCTCAATACCCACCGTCAGCTGTCGCGTAACAGCTACAGCAGCCGTGCAGTACCATTCATGAAGATGCTGGAGCAGTTGGACGGCGAGCCAGTACGGTTCGGTGCCAATCAAGCCGGTATGCAGGACAAAGGGGAAGATTTTGATGCACTGGTTGACATCGGGCCGACCATGCATATCGGTCACCCGTTCACGGTCAATCCCCAGACAGCTTGGTTGCGTGCCAAGGAAATGGCCATCAGCATCGCTAAGGCGTTCTTCGACGCCGGCTACCACAAGCAGGTCTACAACCGTCTGCTCGAATCGTTTCAGATGCAGAAGACCGTCCTCTCGGCCACCGAGGTAGATAATTTCTTCTGGCTTCGTGACGACGATGCTGCGGACCCGACGATCCGTGAGCTGGCGCGCGTCATGCGTGAAGCCAAGGATGGAAGCACAGCTGCGCGATTGCAGCCGGGCGACTGGCACCTGCCGTATATCGAATGCTTCGCCGGCGAGTACGCTTTGAGCGACGAAGACTACACCGATGGCAAGTTCATCTCCCTGGAAGACGCCATCAAGGTGTCATGTGCTCGTTGTGCAGCGGTCAGCTACCGCAATGAGGGCTACGACCTGGCCAAGAGCCTGGAAGTCTACGACCGACTGGTCGGCAGCGAGCGTAAACACGCCTCTGCTTTCGAGCATCAGGCCACGCCGATGTTGTACAACGACTGCACTGAGCTCGTCGATATGCATCCGATGACGTGGGAAGCCGGCGTCACCCACATGGATCGTAGTCGCAAATTGTGGTCCGGAAACCTTCAGGGCTGGATCCAGTATCGTAAATTGATACCAGGAGAGTGCTACGAAGCTGTTCACTAACACAGTTTTTAAGCAAGGGATGTATTTCCGCACGAAAATAAATCTCTTGTGCAACATGAAATCTTGGGTACTATAGGCGTTCTCCGCAGCACCTTTAGTTACCAAGTAGAAGCACCTTGAGCCGGCCATCCATCATTTCCTGGGGTGGTCGGCTCTTTTTTCGTCACCGCAGGAAAGAGAAAGAAAAATATGCAATCAACCCGTCAAAATACCTGGCGCCGGCCAGCAACTGTCTCGGCCCGCGTGTATGACAAGGGTATGGGGGAAGCGGTGGCCAACCGCACGGTGAATCGCAAGATCGACCGCCCAACATCCCGTACCCAGGTCATCGAAGTCCCGCGGCGCGACGACATCTCGCTCGATGATGAAGTCGCGGCATACTGTAAATCCCACAACCTGAAGATCGCTCCTGGTGCCGATGGCTACCATGTCGACAAGGGCGACCAAGAAACCGTTGTCATTACCCTCAACGTCATCGCCGACGTCGAGATCGAGAAGTGGGCCGACGTGGCTCATCGCGTTGCTTACGGCAATGCCATGCTCGATCCTCGCACCAACTGGGACCGCCGTGCTCCCGATTCCAGCGTCCTGCTGGCTCCCGTAGGCCCATCGGCCTTCAGTACCGAATTCGACGCAATGCACCACCACTTGCGTCAGGCATCCCTGCTGATGTCCGGCCGCCACCTGCAACATGGTGACGCCAACCAGATCAACCGCAACATGGAGGTGTTCACGAACTGCAGCACCTCGGCCATGTCGTTCCTGGAGTTTTATCTGCTGCTCAACGGCTCCGGCGTTGGCCGCTGCTATGACGACGCCATGATGCAAGTCGACTGGCGCCTGATGCCCACCGTGATCTGCACTATCGACGGCCAGCACAAGGACGTTCAAACCGGCGAGATCACTGCCATGAGTAACCGGGATGCCCGCCATCTCTACGCTCACAAGACCATCCATGAATTCAAGGTTCCGGACAGTCGTGAAGGCTGGGCACAGGGCGCCGAGGTCGTTGAAACGATGACCTTCGCCGGCTGCTTCCGCAACGACGTCCTGATCCTGGACTTCAGTGGTGTTCGCCCACGCAATTCCCCGATCGCCGGCATGCAAGATCGTCCGGCCTCCGGCCCCGGCCCCCTCATGATTGCTATCTCCAAGGTAGCAGCCCTGCGTGACGCCGGCATGGACCCGTGGCGTGCCACGATGTACGCTGACCACTATTACGCTGAGTGCGTGCTGGTGGGTGGTGCTCGTCGTGCGGCCCGCATGGCCACCAAGTTCTGGACCGACAAGTCGATCTTCGGCTTCATTGAACTGAAACGTGGAGGCTTCCTGTGGAGCTCGAACAATTCGGTCATGGTCGACATGGAATTCTGGGATGCGGTCAAGCACGTTGCTGCCCTGATGAAGGTCAACGGCTACGAGTTGATCGACAAGGGCGGGTTCCACAAACTGATCGGAAAGGACTGCTTCAATGAAACTCAAGTCCATGCCTGGAAAGTATTTCAGGCGGCCTGCGAGGCTTCATATCACGACGGCACTGGTGAGCCTGGCTTTATCACAGTGGAGCGTCTCACCTGGAACGGTGAAGGCAGCGAAAACCTGCTCGACGGTGAGTTCGCCGAATCGAAAAAGTACAAGCTGACACCTGAAGCAAAGCAGCTGGCCCGCGTGCTGGCCCAGGTCTGGTCGCGCATGAAGTACAAGGTCATCACCAATCCATGCGGTGAGATCGTACTGAACCTGCTGGGCGCCTACTGCGTCATCGCTGATGTGGTGCCATTCCATGCTGGTACGGCTTACGCCAAGCCAGCAAAGGATGCAGGCGCCCGTGAGTGGATCGCCTACTGGAACAAGGTGGACGCCGACGCAGAAGATGCGTTCAAGGTGGCTGCGCGTGCCCTCATCCGGACCAACCTGATGGACAGCATGTACGGCAAGGAAGTAGCACGCACCAATCGCATTGGTGTGGGCATGACCGGCCTCCATGAGTATGCGTGGTCCCGTTTCAGCTTCGGCTGGAAGGATCTGGTCAACGAAAACGTCTCGAAAGAATTCTGGCTGATGCTGTCACGCTTCAAGCGTGCAGTCCAGCGTGAATCAGCCGAGTACGCCAAGATGATCGGCGTTGTGTGCCCGCACACTGACACGACCATGAAGCCGGCCGGCACGACATCCAAGCTGTTCGGCCTGACCGAAGGCGCCCACCTGCCATCCATGGGTGAGTATCTTCGCTGGGTTCAGTTCCGCAACGATGACCCGCTGATCGAAACCTACAAAGCCATGGGCTACCCGATCCGCAAGCTGCAGTCGTATAACGGCACCACCATCGTGGGCTTCCCTACCATCCCAACGATCTCCACGTTGGGTATGGGCGACAAGCTGGTATTCGCCGGCGACGCCACTCCCGAAGAGCAGTACCAGTACCTTCGTCTGCTCGAGAAGTATTGGATCGTCGGCGTGGAAGAAGACGGCGTGACCCCGCTCCGTGACACGGGCAACCAGGTCAGCTACACCCTGAAGTACAAGCCACAGGACACCGGGTTCCCCGAGTTCATGCGGACCTTGATGGAAGGACAGTCGACCATCCGCTGCTGCAGCGTCATGCCGCAGTCGGACACGTCGGCCTACGAGTATCTCCCGGAAGAGCCAGTGACCAAAGCTCGCTTCGAGGCCATTGTTGCGGCCATCAAAGCGGACGAGGAAGCCAGCGACGTCCAGGAAGAAGTTGGCATGGAACACGTCGACTGCGCGTCCGGAGCATGCCCGATTAACTTCGGTGCCAACGTCAAGGACTCGTAAACCATGATCGAAACCTGGCGTCCCGTGCCCGACTATGAGGGTCTGTATGAGGTGTCCAACCTCGGTCAGATCCGCTCCGTCGGCCGTGATGTCAGCAACAACCGGGGAGGGCTGCGTTACATGCCCGACCTGGTGCTGACATCACAGATCAACGCGAAGCGTGGCGGCTATCACAGCGTCACGCTGAGCAAGGACGGGAGCAAGAAAACCGTCTATCTGCACCTTATGGTGCTGAGTGTCTTCGTCGGCCCGCGGCCCTCTCCAGAAATGGAGGGATGCCACGGTGACGGCGACCCTGCAAACAACCAGTTGGATAACCTGCGCTGGGACACACCAGTGAACAACGCAGCCGACCGGAAGCTGCATGGCACCCAGGTCAAGGGTGAAGACAGTAACAAGGCGGTGATCACCGCTGATCAGGTTCGTGAAATTCGACGGAGAGCAGAAGATGAGTCCTTCACCAGCATTGCAGCCGACCTCGGGATCTCCCGTCAACAAGTCGCCCGCATCGCCCGCGGAGAACAGTGGCAGCACGTTGTATAAACTGTGGCCTGATTTGAAAATTCCACCTATCAATCTGTGGAACGCTCCCCGATAATGACAACCTTTTTCCTCACTGGATCCTGAATGAATTCCAAAGTCTGCACCTGCAAGAATTGCTTCAACAACGCCATGATCGACCGCGATGTGTGCTTCAATTGCGATCGTGCAGTGACCGGTTTTACCGGCACGCTGCCCGAGAACAAGACCACCCTGCCTTACCACATCCCTTCGACGATTGCCCGTCCAAGCATCGACAATCCCGAGCGCCACCGTGCATCCGATCGTTCGCTGGCAGCACGCTATCCCCAGTATTACAAGCCGGTCGGCGACCTCAAGGAAGTCGACGTCTACGCCGTCTGCCAGCTGTTCCCGGTCGACGATCCTTCGGGCTGCATCAACCACGCCCGCAAGAAGCTGCTGATCCCCGGTGTCCGCACCGGTGGCAAAAGCATGCGCAAAGATGTTCAGGAAGCGATTGATTCTCTCAACCGCTGGATGCAGCTCAACCCTGAGCCGGCCGAGAAGATGAAAGCCATCGACTTGACCCTGCAGCCAAAATAAAAAAGGAGGCGTCGTCCCGACGCTCTTCCGACAATAACCGGGCCGGTGGCAACACCGCCCCTCCCAAATTCTACAAGGTGAATCATGACGCAAGCGCGCTATATCAATACCTCATCCGTACCCCTGTCGATGGCGGTCTTTCTGGCCACCGACAACTACGACCACGACGAGAAGACCATCTCGGCCACTTCCCTGATCAAGCCCCTGCGTCAGCTCATCCTGGGCGGCCGCGTGCCGCAAGAACTCAGCCTGCCTGACCTGGTGGGCATGGTTGCCTCCCGCGTCGGCTCGGCCATCCACGATGGTATCGAACGCAGCTGGCTGCACAACCACAAGCGCGCCATGGCAGCGTTGGGCTACCCTCAACGCGTCATCGACCTGGTGGTGATCAACCCCACCAAGGAACAGCTGGCCGCCAACCCGGACCTGATCCCGGTGTACCTGGAACAGCGTGCACAGAAGCAGGTCGGCAACTACCTCGTGTCCGGCAAGTTCGACTTCGTTGGCCAAGGCCGGCTGGAGGACTTCAAGACCACCGGCACCTACTCGGCCATGTCCGGATCGAACGACGCCAAGTACATCCTGCAGGGCAGCATCTACCGCTGGCTCAACCCCGACATCATCACCGATGACGAGATGAGCATCCAGTTCATCTTCACCGACTGGTCGGCGATGCAGGCCCGGCAGAATCCGAATTATCCGCAGAGCCGAATCCAAGAGCGCAAGCTCAAGCTGCTCAGCATCGAAGAGACGGATCGCTTCGTTCGCCAGAAGCTGTCGGACTTTGATGACCTGGTGGACCAGGACGAAGCGCAGCTGCCGCTGTGCACGGACGAAGAGCTGTGGCGCACCGAGCCAGTCTTCAAGTGGTACAAAAATCACACCCTGGAAACGGTGGCCTCGGCCGCCAAGTCGACCAAGAATTTCGACACCGAGCTCGAAGCTCGCACCCACATGCTGACCATCGGCAAAGGGGCGGGCGTCGTCGTCACCAAACCTGGCCAGGTCAACGCCTGCAAGTATTGCCCAGGGTTCGCCGTCTGCTCGCAGAAGGATGCACTCATTGCAGCCGGCGACCTGGTACTCTAAAAGGAATCCCGCATGAAAACCACTGATGAAATGGCCTTCCATCCGATCTCGGAAAAGCTGGTCGACATCCTGTGCAACAAGACGCAGAACCAGAACCCATTGTTCTTCCGGGTGCTGGTCGGCTACTACTTCAGCATGATCGCATCGTCGATGCGCACCACGATCGTTACCCACGACCGCGGCGACATCCCGGTCAACATGTACGCCCTGAACCTGGGCACATCCGGATCCGGCAAAGGCTTCTCGACGAACATCATCGAAAACGAAGTCATCAACCGCTTCCGGAATCGCTTTCTTGAAGAAACGTTCCCACTGCTGGCCGAGCAGAACCTGCCCAAGCTGGCAGTGAAGCGCGCGGCCCGCAAGAGCGTCGATCCGGAAGAGGAACTCGTTCGCGTGCAGAAGGAATTCGATGAGCTGGGCACTCTGGTGTTCAGCTTCGACTCCGGCACGCCGGCCGCCATCAAGCAGATGCGGCACAAGCTGCTGATGGCTGATGCCGGCAGCGTCAACCTGCAGATCGACGAGATCGGTTCTAACCTGTTGGCCAGCGTCGACGTGCTCAACACCTACCTTGAACTGTACGACGTCGGCCGCATCAAGACGAAGCTGATCAAGAACACGGCGGAGAACAAGCGCAACGAAGAGATCCCCGGCCAGACGCCCACCAACATGATGTTGTTCGGCACGCCGGCCAAGCTGCTCAACGGCGGCAAGGTCGAGGAAGAGCTGTACTCGATGCTGGAAACCGGCTACGCACGTCGCTGCTTCTTCGGCTACAGCAAAGCCAGTGACCAACCGAAGAAGCTGACGCCGAAGGAAATCTACGACCAGCTGACCGACAAGTCGTCGAACACCTGGATGGAAGACCTGGCCGACCGGCTCGATCAGCTGGCCGACATCATCAACGTCAACAAGCGCCTGGTCATGACGCTCGATACATCATTGCTGGTGATCGAGTACAAGACGAAGTGCGAAGAGATGGCCAACCTGCTGCCTGAGCACGAAGAGATCAAGAAAGCCGAGATCTCCCACCGCTATTTCAAGGCATTGAAGCTGGCCGGCGCCTACGCCTTCATCGACGATTCGCCGATCCTCACCGACGACCATTTCTACAATGCCGTCAAGCTGGCCGAGGAATCCGGAGAGGCGTTCGACAAGCTGCTCACCCGTGACCGCAACTACGTCAAGCTGGCCAAGTATCTGGGCTCCGTGCAACGCGAAGTCACCCAGGCCGACCTGGTGGAAGACCTGCCGTTTTACCGCGGCGCGTCGGGCCAGAAGACCGAGATGCTGACCCTGGCCACAGCCTGGGGCTACAAGAACAGCATCATCATCAAGAAGTCGTTCAGCGATGGCATCGAATTCCTGCGGGGCGAAACCCTGAAGGAAAGCCATATCGACAGCATGATCGTGGCCTACAGCTCGGACATCACCGAGAACTACAGCAACGAGCGTGCCCCGTTCGACAAGCTGTTCAAGCTGACCCAGGCGCCGGGCATGCACTGGACGTCGCACCATCTAGTGGGCGGCTACCGCAACGAAGAGAATGCGATCCCTGGCTTCAATATGATCGTCATCGACGTTGATGGTACAGCCAACCTGAGCACCGTCAAGATGCTCATGGCTCAGCACAAGTTCATGATCTACACGACCAAGCGGCACACGGCAATTGAAAACCGTTTCCGCCTGATCATGCCGATCAATTACGAGCTGAAGATGGACGCCAAGGACTTCAAGGAGTTCATGGCCAACATCTTTGAATGGCTGCCGTTTGAAGTCGACGCGGCGACCAATCAGCGTGCTCGCAAGTGGATGAGCTGTGCCCAGGCGCTCGACGGTACTGATGGCCATTACGAATACAACGAAGGGGAGATTCTCGACGCCCTGCCGTTCATTCCGAAAACCAGCAAGAACGAAGAGCGTAAGCAGCTGCTGCAGGACCAGCAGGGCATGGACAACCTGGAACGCTGGGTCATGAACAACATCGGCGACGGCAATCGTAATAACATGCTGCTCCGTTATGCGATGATCCTGGTGGATGCCGGCTTCCAAATGGAGCCGATTCGCCAGAAGGTGATGCACCTGAACGAACGCATCGCCGACAAGCTCGACGAAGCCGAGATCATGAGCACCATCATGGTGTCCATCGCCAAGGCCATCGCCAAGATGCCATAGTCATAAAGCGCAGGCGCCCTCCGGGCGCTTCTTCGACAATCTAGCAGGGCCGTTCGGTCCTGCTTTTTTCACCTTTGGAGATCCAATGTCCCAACAACAAATCAATGACAACCTCGTGCTCATCGGCGGCAAATCCGCCACGGGCAAGTCGGCATCATTGCGTCTGCTCGAGAACCCAGAAGGCGTCGCCTACTGCAACTGCGAGAGCGGCAAAAAGCTGCCCTTCAAGTCCAAGTTCCGCGAGTTCGTCATCACCGACCCGCTGCAGATCATCGAAGTCTTCGATTGGCTGGAGCAGCCGGAGCAAGCCCGCTATCACACGGTCGTCATCGACACGCTGACCTATCTGCTCGACATGTACGTCTCGATGTACGTCGCACCGCTGGCCGACGGGCGTGCCGCCTGGGGCCAGTTCGCTCAGTATTTCAAAAACCTGATGCAGCAGAAAGTCGCGGCCTGCTCGAAGAACGTGATCTTCCTGGCCCACACCCTGGAAACGATGAACGAAGGTGAAATGATCATGGAGACGAAAGTCCCTGTTCAAGGTTCACTGAAGAACAACGGCATTGAGTCGTTCTTCTCCTGCGTTCTGTCGACCAAGAAGATGACCATCAAGGCATTGAAGGAGTTCGACAATCCTTTGCTGGTGATCACCGAGGAAGAACAGGCTTTGGGGTACAAACATGTATTCCAGACCCGTTTGACCAAAGAAACGAAGGACGAGCGCCTTCGTGGCCCGATGGGCATGTGGTCGGTGAAGGAAACTTACATCGACAACAATATGCAGCTGGTGTTGAACCGCCTGCACGAATACTACGCTTGAACCGCGTAGAGTTCTGTAATACACTGTTCAATTCCACCGAACACCGTTGAGTTGAGCAGAGCTTCACCAGTCTGCAACACCCACCCATTCCCAATTTATTTCTACAAGGAAACACAAATGAACATGCTCGCAAATCTGAAACTCGCTGACGGCGTTGACGGTGAAGAAAAAGACGTCCTCGGCGGTGGCCGCGGTCCCCTGGAGTCGGACGCATACCCTGCGACGATCACCATGGCCTACATGAGCGAATCCGAAGGCGGCGCCACGGCCCTGAACATCACGGCCATGACCGAAGACGGCAAGGAAATTCGCGGCGCCATCTACGTGACCTCGGGCCGTGCCAAAGGCCAGAAGACCACGTACGAAAAGGACGGCAAGACCTATCCGCTGCCTGGCTTCCTGCTGGTCAACAGCCTGTGCCAGCTGGCCACCGGCAAGGAAATCTCGCAGCTGGAAACCGAAGAAAAGGTCATCAAGCTGTACAACTTCGACGCCAAGGCTGAAGTCCCAACCAAGGTGCCTGTCGTTGTCGAGCTGCTGCAGAAGCAGATCGTCATCGGCCTGCTCAAGCAGACCGTGGACAAGTCGGCCAAGAACGACGCCGGCGTCTACGTGGCCACGGGCGAAACCCGCGAAGAGAACGAGATCGACAAGTTCTTCTGCGCGCGTGACGGCTTTGAAAACCTGACGCTGACCGAAGTGAAGACCAAGGCAGCTGGTGGCGAAATCGAAAAGCCATTCCACGCCGACTGGGTTGAAAAGAACAAAGGCCAGACCCGCAACAAAGCCAAGGGCGCTGCAGGTGGCGGCACGGCCGGTGCTCCAGGCAAAGCAGGCGCCGCGGCAGCAGGTGGCACTGCCAAGCCGAAGAGCTCGCTGTTCGGTTAAGCATCAAGAAGCACCCGGCCAGCAATGGCTGGCTGGTAGTTCAAGGTGCCCCAGAATACCGGGGCATTTTTCACCCCACGAGGAATCATGGATAACGACCAGAAGACCGAACACGCCATTCAGCGTGCCGGCATGACAGCCCCCCGTATCACCCCCGATCAGGTCAATGATCTGATGGCTCGCGTCCACATCGACACCACGGTGTTGCCGGGCACGACCACCACGATCGGTTCCGCGAACCTGGTCAGCAAGGATGGCAAGCGCACCTTCTGCCTGGCGATCGGCCACTCGGCCTGCGTCAGCCCGGAAAATTTCAGCGCCTCCATCGGTGCCGACATCGCCACCAGCAAAGCAACGCAGATGGCCAAGGACAAGCTGTGGGAACTCCTCGGCTTCGGCCTGTTCCAGGGGATGGACAAATGAGCCTGCACCCTACCCGCCGCCCATTCGAGGCCCGCGTGATCGCAGAAAAATCCGAGCTCGACGTCCGCCTGTTCTCTCTGGAACAGTTCTTCCTGAGCGACCAGTTCACCAAGGTCGACGAACCAGAACAGTGGCGCTTGAAGCGTCAGTTCACGGCCATGGCCGAATACGCCAAGATCCTGGGCGAACGTATTGCAGCGTTCACCCCGGTTGAACCGGTCACCAATCTCGACAACCCTGGCCCGCGTGGCCATGAGAAGTCGATCCCGGTGACCGAGCTCAATCCGGAACTGGCCGGCACGGCGTTGTTCAAGGAAGAAGTCCCGATCGGCGCCAAGCCAATCGAAGACATCGACACCTTCGCCATGATGGTCGACCAGTGGCACGGTAAGTGTATGGAGCAGGGCAACCGCCTGCTCGAGATCCCTGAAGGCACCGAGGTGACCGTTGAAAACCATGCGGAGCCGGGCAAGGTCATCCAGATGAACCTGGACGGCCCCTACCTACATGTGTTCCGTGTCGGCGTCGAGTCGGCCCTGAACGTGTTCAAGGATCTCCCTTTCGGCGCCAGCCTGGAAGACGCACCGCAATGAGCCTGATCCGCGTGGTCGGCTTCGACCCATCACTGCGGAATTGGGGTGTGGCCAAGGGCAACATCGACATGGAAAAGGGCGTTCTCGTCCTCGATCATGTCGACGTCATCCAGCCCAGTCTTCCCACCGGCAAGCAGGTTCGTCAGAACTCGCTGGACCTGGAGGCAGCCAACCAGCTCGCATCCATGGCCCTGAGCTTCGCAAAGGGCGCCCAGGCGATCTTTGTCGAAGTCCCGGTAGGAAGTCAGTCCGCTCGCGCGATGGCCTCCTATGGCATCTGTGTGGGCGTCCTGGGGGCATTGCGGGCCACAGGCATTCCCTTCTTCGAGGTCACCCCGACCGAGGTGAAGCTGATTGCACGAAATCGCAATGCCACCAAGCTCGAGATGATCGAGTGGGCAATGGCCCAGCACCCTGAAGCACCCTGGCCGATGTTCAAGCAGAACGGCGTCGTTCAGGTGAGCCAGGCAAAGGCCGAACACATGGCCGATGCCACCGCCGCCATTTATGCCGGCGTCCGCACCACCAGCTTCAAACAGTCGCTGCATCTGATGCAATTCAGGTCAGCATAATTTAATCGCAGCACCGTCCTAAAGAGAGTCTCATGAACATTACCCTCAAACAAGCTGACATCGAAAAGGCAGTTCGCCTGTACATCGAGCGTCAGGGCTTCCACCTGCTGAACAAAACCCTGTCCATCGACTTCTCGATGGGTCGCGGTGAGAACGGCTTGTCGGCGATCCTGACCATCGAAGACGCGGTGACCATCCCTGGCTACACCGACCAGACCGATCCGGTTGCTGGTATCAGCGCCGGCCCTTCGGCTGCAGTGCAAGCTCTGGCCGCGGCCGTCAGCCTGCCGGCAACCGAAACGGTCAAGCCGACCCAGCCTGAAGGGCTGACCAAGCGCGCAGCCGATCAGGTCATCCTGCCAGGCGGCGGTGAAGTCAAGCCAATGCTGAAAGCAGCGGCCGATCCGGATCCTGTCGCGGTTGTCGTTGACGAAGTGGTCGAAGTGGCCAAGGTCGCACCGGCCACGCTGGCTGAAGTCGCTGAAGCCGGCATCGCCGTTGCTGCAGTGGCCACGCAGGAAACCGAAGCGGCCGCGGCTGCTCCAGTTGCTGAAGCCAAGGTTGCTGAAGCTGCTCCAGCTCCAGTCGCCGAAGCACAAGCGAAACCGACCACCTCGCTGTTCGGTTAATCGCCCATGAATGTCCTCAAGTGGTTTGGCTGCGTCATTGCAGCCATCCTCTTGGTGGCAATCGTGATTGGCGTATATGCGTTCATCCACATCATCATCGCGGTCGTGACCGTGGTGTTCCTGGTGTGGATGGCTGCCATCGGCATTCGCGCTTACTTCAAGAGCCGACCGCGTAAAATGTAATTCGCTGCCCACCACCCAGATAGGCTGGGGGCAGATTCAACAGGATGGGGCACATCTACCTTCAAAAGACCGAAGGGCACGGGCGGGAACCCATTGTGGCGTGCTCCACCCTGTTGATGCAGGTCTTGTTAGTCGGCTGGACGACAATCCGTCCGTGAGTTCTTGTAACCTGGTGTGAAGCCGGGGAACAGCCACTTCACCTACGAGGTTCTGATCTGAAACGCTTGTGACCCCTGATACGGGCATGGTTTAGCGCATCCATAAAACAGAGCATCAACACGTTAAGCAGCCCCGCGTCAGTGGGCAGCACCAACACCCGAGCGCCGGGACGGAGTAGGCCAGGAAATTTGTGGCCGAAACGTAGTCCCGCTACCTGTAGTCAAGGCAGGTCGCTCCGGTGTTGGAGATGGTGTAAGGCGCAAGCTGGCTGCGATGAAAGACCTGGGCTATTCCCCAGCGTGAAATAAGCACGTCCAGAGGACCGGGTTCGATTCCCGGTATTCAACTAGAGGTATGCGGTTCGAGTCCGCTCGCTGGCCGAGATTAGGTAAATGCCATAGGGGTTCGAGTCCCCTTGCCCGGTAGCTTTATGCTTTACGGGACACGGGTGGGAGGCGGCTTGTAGTAGAATCACCGAGCAGCGGACAAGTCCAGTCCATCGTGAGGGTAGGCCAGCTGGCATCCCAAGCAATAGCGTAAACAAGACCGTGGGGAGGGTGCAACATAGTTCCACGTTAAGCTACAGTGCATCATTAAAGCCCCGGTCCTCCTCACAGAGTCCGGGGCTTTTCTCATTACTGCCCGTTGTACACCGCCGTGGTGAATGGTCCGGTCAGCAGGCCCACCGTGGTCACCGAATCCAACGAGCCGAAGTAGCTCAGCGCGCCGGCGTTAAACGGATTGCCGAAGTGGTGGATGAAGCTCGAGTCCATCACCGTCGGCTGGTCCCCCAACATGTGCTCGGCCGCCATCAAGGCGAGTACCCGGCCAGGCGAGTCCTTATAAATACGTGCAAGCACCTTCTGGATGCGAACATAGTATTTCGAGAACATGATCAACCCCGTGTCATTAGCGTACTGGATTTTCCGGTGCGTCGGGACGTCGTAGTTGATGAACGCTTCGGAAGCGCGCTGCACAGCTTGCTCATGGGTCATCGACTTGACGTCATGCTGGTACAGCGTGTACCGGGCCAGGAAGTCACTGATCTGCGTTGCGTAGCTCATCATCTTGTATGGCGCCGTGCTGTGGTGCATGGTGAGCAGCTGCACGCCTTTCAGGATGTGTGGGTTCACACCTTCGATGAAGCCGTCGACCTTTTCGTCGAACCGCGACTTGTACGAGTAGATGTCCTCATCGACGCCCACATCCTCAACGATGGTCGGCATCAGGCCGGCGTCGATCAGCGGACGGATCGGGTTGCGGGCCAGGCTGTCTTCCAAGCGTTGGATCAGGTAGGCGGCTTTGCTCGCATTCATGCCAGGTTCAAAGTGACCGATCGTCTGCTGGTGCTTCAAGGCGAACAGCTTGGCATTGTCCTGCTTGTATTCCCAGGCCGACTTGAACGCCACACGATGGCTGTCGAAGATCTGCTTCGGCGACACGCCCATCAAGAAAAGCTGCGACCAGTTCGACCGCAGGTTGCCCGTCATGGTCGACCACGATTTGACCACCAGGTTGGCCTTCGTCTCCTTGACGATCGCCTGCCAGATGTCTTCGGACTGGCGAGCACGCAGCTGGGCCTTGTCCTTGAAGGCATAGCTCATGATCTCGACGAACATGTTTTCGACGAAGCTGCGCTGTGCCTTTTCCTTTTCAAACACCGTGCCGATGCTGAGCTTGCGATAGCCGAAGTTCATGTCGAGGATGTCGTTGCGGACCAGCATGCCATCCTTGCCGAACAGGCTCTTGGCCAGCTGCTGGGTATCCCGCGGCAGCATGTCCCAGATTTCACGCAGCTGCGGATCAGCCGACGTCGGGCCGACCTGCAGATAGGCTTCCGGATGATCGGCAAAGTCCAGCTTGTACTGTTCGTGCAGAGCCTTGATGGCGTTGGCGTTCTGCACTTTCGACGCTACCTTGTCGAACGTGTTGCCGGCCATCGAGCCCAGCAGGTGATCGGTACGGTTGTCCCGGTTCAGCAGCTTGTCCTTGACGACGTTGCTCATCATGTAGCGGTAGTTGGTCACGTCACCGTTCGGGTTTAGCACTGGTGCCATGTGGGCTTCCTTGACCGCTGTTGGATCGAAGCCAGTACCAGTGAACATGCTTTGAATGGCCGGACGCTTACCGATCCGGATCGCTGCCATGTTCATCGCGTTCTGCTGGCCAGCCACCGATACAGGGTGAGCACCGGTGATGACCTGGCTACCCTTGGCTTTGGAATCGGTCGTGCTGATGATGCCCGAGTTCCATTGTTTCAGGCCGCCGTCACGCAGCGAGTAGATCCGCTTTTGGTCAGATACCGGGTCCGCTGCGTCGCGCGGCAGGTAGCCGGGCATTGCCGTGTAACCTTTCTTGACCAGCTCGATACCCTCATCATCGGTGGCCATCACCACCGTCATGTAGGGATCGTAAATCTCCGGGACGTAGCCTTTCATCTGCAGGGCTTCACTGTCCGAGAACAACTTGTCCTTGCTCTCGGCCTGCAATGCCGTGTGGGTCTTCATGATCATCTCGATGCCATGGCCACCGTCGGTGCGTGCTGCTTCAGCGGCAAACACCTCGGACAACATCTTCATGTCGACCCGGCTGGCGTACTTCAGCGCGTAGAGCGAAGCCAGACGATCAATGATCGGGGCGGCAGCCAGAGCCTGGGCCGGCGTGACACTCATGCCCGTGCCATACAGGCGGGCGATGTTCCCGGCGTTCATCAGCTGGTGGGCCGTGGCCACGCGGCTGGTGGCCATGAAGTAGCCCAGCCCTTTCGCCGAGTTGATGTAGAACCGGTTCATCTTGCCACCGGCAACGAGCTGAGCTTCATGCGAGTCGATCTCCGTCTGCAGGTCACTCGTGCTGTTGACCAGGTTCTGCAGCTGGGCCACCGTGTAGGTGCCGAGCAGGGACTGCATGTCACCACGCAGGACCACCGCGGTGAGTGCTTTCTTCTGGTCGTCGGTCAGATCCTCACCTGCATTGACGAAGGATCCCGATACCGCTTTCGAGATGTTCGAGATGGTGTCCTTGCGGATACCCTCCAAGTGCTTGGTGCCACGCAGCAGGAAGTGGTAGACCTTGTTCATGTCGGTTGCACCGCGTACTTCGTTCATCAGCGATGCTGCAACGCCGAGCTGGCCGGTCATCGTCTTGTCGCGCAAGCGAAGGTAGGCATCCATGATGGCGTCGACGCGATCGCCGGCAACCGCCGACATGACATTGCCACCCAGCTTCACGAAGGCGTTACCGCTGTTCTGGAAGAAGGGCTTCTTGCCGAAGGCTTCCACCGCCGCGCGCACCGAGTCGCTCATGTCTTCGGCCGTGTCGGCGATGCGGTTCAGCGTCTGCGAGGCGCCGGACGTGATCCGGTTGTGACGCTTGGCTTCGATCTCGACCATCTGCTTGACCAGGGCGTTCAGCTTCTTGTCAGCCATCTGGCCGCGGAAGGTCTTCGTCAGGCGGCCGGCCACCCAGCTCATGATCGTGTTGAAGATCTTGTTGAGCCGTTCGTTGAAACCCATGCTTGGATTGTTCGTGGCGCCGGTGGCAGTGTGAAACTGCAGTTGCTCGCGGAAGCCAGAATGCACCAGGCCCAGGGCGGCAAAGCGGCTCATGTAATCGGACTTGCCGGTGGCATCCTGCTTGATGGCGAAGACGAAATCGTAGAGTGCCTTGGCCTGATCCTTTTCGATCTGGGTGGCCGTGGTCCAGTCGCCCTTGTGGAAGGATTCGACCGTCAGCTTGGCCCGGACCTCGTTGTAGAGGCGGGTCATTTCCTTGTAGGCGACCGTCATCACACCGTCGTTGTGCGACAGTGCAGTGCGCATCGTGGCTTCTACCTGCTCCAGGACGAAAGCTTCCTGATCGGTGAAACCGAAACCAGCAGCCAGAGACTCGGATGCGAACGGGGCCACGCCGGTGCTCAGTGCATCAGCGTAGACATCCAGCGGATCCTGTGCGGTCTGCTCCATGAGAGCGGCCTTGAAGGAACCGAAGGGACCATACACCGACTTCACCAGCGTTGACAACAGCCCTTGCAGGTGCGTGCTGTGTTCAGCCGAGATCTGGGCGCCGTTGTTCGACTGGGCCAGCGCAGCGTAGATGTCCAGGGTCGACAGGTCACGCACGTTTGCGGCGCCAGGCGTCGAGATGGCCAGGGTTACCGGGCCGGCTGCTGCCGGTTTGTTTTGCTGCGCTGCCTGCTCGAACAAGCCAGACACATTCGACAAGAACGTGGTCATACCGCTGCTCATTGCAGCGTTGGGACGACCGAAGAACAGAGCTGTAATCTTGTCGATAAATGCGGCCATTGCCGTGATCAGGCGGTTGCCACCGGTCTTCGACGTGTAGCTGATGGCGGCCATTACATCGTTCTGGAACTCAGCGTTGGTCATGCCGTAGGCAATGAACTCGTCCAGGTTCTCAAAGACACGGGAGTAATACGCGATGCGGTCTGGCGACTCGCTGCTGGCCACGTATTGCTTGGCCATTTCCATCAACGCTTCGAGCTCTTCGACCAGCTTCAGTGCATCACTGGTATAGGGCTTGGCCGGCTTCTCTCCTTCGTTGTTAATGATCTCACCATCGCGGATCGCCTGCTCAGCGCGCGTCGTCTGCACCAATGCAGCGTGCACCATCTCGTGCAGCAGTACCTCGTTGTCGAGGCCCGAGTACACAAAGTCGTCGGACATCACGTAGATGGCTTGGTTTTCAATGCCGTCAGCTACGTTTATATACATGCCGCGGGCATTCTGGCTGATCTCGTGGTGGATCAGGTCAGCCGGTACGGTGTCCTTGGTGATGTATTTCACCACCATGTTGCCGGCGACAGTGCGCTCCAGCTGTGACAGCAGCTTCATGCTAAAGTCGTCCTTCATGGTCTTGCGCAGCAGGGCCACCACTTCCTTGACGGTTTGATTCGGCTTGGCCTTAAATGCTGCGGTTAGCTTAGGATCATAACGGCCGAGAGGCTTGCCCAGTTGAGCAACTGGGTTGGCGTTCACCGGCTTGGTTTCCATCTCCGGGTCGGCTTTCGCTGCTCCCTTTTTCTCTTTGGCCGGGCGGCTGGCCATCTCAGCCTTGATCGCTGCTTCCAGCTTATCTGACACCGAGGTGAGGGCCGAGCGGTCGACGTCTGAAACACCGACCTCAAGCGCCGAGCGCAGCGAGGCCGCCGAGGAACGGTGGGAAGACTCGACAGCGAAGGCACCACCCTCCATCGCATATTGATTCACCGCCGTCATGGTCGACATCGTGTCCAGCTTCATGCTGTCGGCACGATAGGCCATGCTCTGGGCCAGCTCAGCCTGCAGGTACAGCACGCCTTCAGGTGGGACATCGTGCTTCTCAGCGAAGGTCACCAGCGACTTGGCCAGCTTGGCCATGGTCGCATCCGATACCTTGCCGGCCGCCAGCATAGCATTCAGTCCACGCACCGTGCGCAGCAGAGCGTTCTTCACCTCGTTCGCCGGCGAGTAGTTCAGCATGGTGTCCCAGGTCGCTTCGTTCATGCGACGTGCTGTCTCAACGATGCCGCCGACACCGTGACCCTGTGCATCGTGGATGTTGAGGGCTTGGCCATCGACGTTCGCACGCACCGAGATAGCCGAGTCGGCCGAGTGCATCGACACTGGGACCATGGCCACACCTGGGCCGGCTGGCGTTGTCTCATAGCCGTGCACCTGGGTGCTCTTGCTACCATCTTCAAATGGCTGGCCGAACTTCACCACATTCTGGTAGGTGTCCTTGTCCGAGAGCTTGCGCTCGGCTTTGGCCACCATGATGCCTGCCTCCAGGTCTTTCGATTCTTGGGACATCGGCGTGTTCATCACCGGCAGCAGGGCGGCCGTCTGCTTGCGCAGTTCAACTTCCTGAGCGTTGGTGAGATCGTGGATCGGCACACCGGTCTTCGGATTCACTGCCATCTTGCCGTCGGCGACCAGCTGCGTGATCATCTCTTCGCGCATGCCCTGGTACACAGCGTTGTAGACTTCAAACGTCAGCTGTGCTGTCTTGTTGAACTCGGTACGTTGGGCGATGAAGACCTCGAAGTCCTGCTTCATGGTTTCTTCCACGGCCACGCCGAGCGAGTCCTTGAAGGCGCCCTTGAGTGTCTTGATCTGCTGGCTGGTGAACTCGTGTTCCATCAGGTCGATGTTGGTCGGCAGCCGCACACCCATCACCTCCAGGTGCAGCAGGATTTCGCCTGGTGTCATCTCGCCTTCTTCAATCGCCGTGTAGATCGAGTCGACGAAGTTGTCGGCCATCGAGTCCACTGCGTTGTTCACCGACGAACCGAAGACCATCGCGGTCAGCGGGGTCTTGATGATGTTCCGGCCTGCCTTTTGCACGACGCCTTTGCTGTCGGCCAGCTCGCCAGTGAAGGCGTAGATCGAAGCCATGAGCTCAGGATCCAGGTTGGCAGCATTGATCGCCTGCGTCATGTGCAGGGCCGTGTTCTCGTACAGATCGAAGTTCTCCGGCGCGTCGCGCCAGGTGTTGTATTCGATATGGTCGTTGCCTTGCTCGAAGAAGCCACCGCGGTTCAGTAGGGCGTACATCTCCTTGACCGTGTTGGCCGCGCCCAGCAGCAGATGCGACAGCATCGGGCCGTTGGTCACACCGTCCACCTCGGCCATCATCTGCGTGGTGAACTCGGTGGCGCCGGCCTTCTTGGCCACTGTCATCTGGGCCATGGCCATCAGCGCATCAAGCGAGTGCATGTCCTCACCACCAGCCTTCACGCCGGCCACCAGCACTGCCTGATCGTTCTCGGACAGCACACCGCTTTCGGTGCCGGTCAGCGACTTAACGAGCACGGCCACGGCTGCTTTGATCTCTGGCTTGGCGACCAGCTTGTTGAAGTCGGCGAGGGCTTTTTCCTTGCTCTTCTTGTCGGTCTTGACGCCCAGTCCTTCTGCAACGCGCAGCTTGAAATTCGTCATGGCTGCGGTATCGCCGAAGGCAATCTTCGTTTCCCAGGCCGAACGGTACAGCATGTGACGGTGGATCTTGCTGGTCTGTGGATTGATCATGTTCGTGGCGATACCGACACGCTGCTGCATCCAGACAGAGTGTTCAAAGTACATGGCCGCGTCACTACCGACTTCACCGACGTAGTTCATGAACCGCTCGAGCTCGCGTGCCAGGCCATCATTCTTGGCCTGCAGGGACTTGCGGCGGCTCTTGTGCACGACCTTGTTCGGGTCTTCCTGACCTGCGATCTGCAGCATGGTGTCCGGGGACACCTGGCCGGCCAGGTTGAACATGTCGGCCCGGACATAGCTCGCCTCGGCGTCATCACGACGCACCTGCTCAGCCAGCTCCGAAGGGATGGCCATGCTGGTGTTGCGGGTGGTCTTCTGCTTCGATTCCACCGGTGACGACGACGGCGCCTTCAGTGCCGGCTCCACGCCGAACAGCTTGTCGAGGATCCCGTTCGTTCCCTTGTTGGCTTGGAAAATCGCTTCGGCCTGCTCACCGAGTTTGCCATCGGCACGGGCCAGCTTCAGGAAGTAGAACTTCGCATTGGTCTGGGTTTTGTCGCTCTTCGTCAGTTCAGCCATTTCCTGGCCGGTGATCGTGTTGCGGGTCAGGATACCCTGGTCCAGCAGCAGCTTCATGGCATGGGCACCGATCGACGCTTCCAGATCGGCCTGCAGGTTACGCGGAGCGGAAGCCAAGGATTTAAGACCAAGGGCCGCAACAATCCGCTGGCCGAGTGCATTGGCCACGATGTTCTGACGTACGCCGATGTGCTCCAGTGCGTTGTATTCAAGCGTCGACACCGGTGCAGATTCATCCCGACCGAGGATGGCATTGATGTCTTCCTTGGTGTTGAGCTCCGGACGTGTGGCCGCTTCAGCGACCCAGCTAAATGCACCGTAGGCGATTGCCGTCATGGTGTTCTCATCGAGCTTGCCGTCGGCGTTCATCAGGAACTGGATCGGGTCTTCAAAACCGTAGCCGGGATTGCCCTTCCGCAGGTTGGCCGTGATGTTACCGGCCCATGCCGTGGCCGTGGCCAGGAAGGTTTTCAGTACCAGCTTTTGCTCATCGCTTGGGGCTTCCTTCGACGACAGGAATTCCGACAGCTTGAAGCCTTCGGCCTTGTTCTTCCATGCCGAGAGGAAGTCGACCAGCTTAGCCAGCGGACGCTGGGTGCCGGTGTCTTCATTGCCGGCCGACTGGACGAAGTGTGCCCCGACCAGGTTCTGTTCCTGGTATGGCAGCGAGGTGTCATGTGCGACGTCGAAGACGGTGAGCGTGGTGGTCTTTTCCTTGACCTCCTGGGTCGCCGCAGCTTCAGGCGTGGCCGTCTCTGCAGCGGGCGCTGGGTTCGCTTCGCTCACCGCTGGCTGCTCGACTGCTGCCGCCTTCGCTGCTGCTTCCCGTGCCTCACGTTGGGCTTTGGATTTGGCCAGGTTGTCAGCGACACGCTGGTCCTTGTCGTTGCCGGCCAGGACGTTTTTCTTCGGCTCGGCCGATGCCTCATTATTTGCATCTGGTGCAGATTTCTTGCGTGACTCGATCACGTAGCCCGACTTGTCGGCTTTGCGTGTGGCCTTCAGGCTCTCACCCAGGAAGTTGTCGTATAGATACTTCTCCGCTTCCAGCGACGTGGCGAATTCCTTGCCGACGTGGACGACTTTTTCTTTCTTCTCAGACTTAGGGGGAGCTTCAGCGGTGGGGAGTTCAGCTGGTACAGCTGGACGTGCGGTGTCCTCCTCAATTTCTGGGGTACTGATATTACCGGAGGGTACATTGTCTTGCTTGGAGGATTCGGATTGTACGCCAAATTTCAAAGATGTGGCGGAATTCATTTCGGTATGGGTGGCACGCAACGCTTTCGCCTCGTTGGCGATCTCGTTGACCAGGCGCCCGGAGTTCAGGGCCAGGCCGCCGTTGGCACGGAGATCCTTTTCCTTGAAGGTGCCAGGCGGGTGGGATTCCCATTTCTTGTCCGTCTTGTTGTAGACGATCTGGGCGCCCATACCGTAGTCGGCCATGGCCTCGCGGGCGGTGGCTGCCTTGTCTTCGTGGTTGATGGCGAACGTCTCCAGCCCGGTCATGGCACGGTCGGCCGACACCTGGCTGTTCGAGGCGATCGCTGCTGCGATGCGCGAGCGGTATTGCGAGATGCCGACGTTCTTGGCAGAGCCAAACAACACCTCTTGCGACACCTTCGACTGGGTAGACAGGGCGTTCTCGGCCTGACGAGCATCGCTGAACACGCGAAGATGCGCACGCTGCGAATCCGTCAGCGAGTTGGTGGTGTCATCAGCCAGCTGCAACGCTGCTGTGTGGGACAGAGCATCCGGCTGCGACATCGACAGGTTCACCAGTCGGGTAGCAGCGGTGTTGTCGGCCGCTGCTGCGGTGACCAGCGTGCCTACTTCTTCCGGCGTGGCCACTGCCTCATTGGCGTTGACCAGTCCACCCATGAAGTTGCGGCCGGCTGAGAGCTGGCGATCCAGAGCGGACAGCACAGCACGCGACTTGCTCGCTGCCTGGGTGTCGGTGGCGTCAGCCAGCACATCCTTCCAGCCGTCGCGGAAGTCCTGCAGTTCGGCGATCTTGACCGCATCGGTAGTCTTGGCGATCTCCGTCTCGTAGAAGCTGACCTTGGCTTTCGCCTCGGCGACGCTGGCCGGCGAGAAAGTATCGGCATCGTTCTGTGCCTTGGCATGCTGTTCTTCGATCTGGGACAGCAGCTCGCCGGCGCGCTTCAGGTTCTCGGCTTTGATTTCCGGGGTCGTTTCCGGACGCATGGCGTGGGCAACCAGCACACCCATGCCGCGGGAGAGGTCGTAGTCACGGCTCTTCGGATCCACGAAGCTGGTAATGTCGTTGCTGGCCACTGCAGCAGCGACCCGTTGACGAGTCTCAGCAGTGGTCACACGCTCTTGAGTTTCCTTGGCCACGGTGTTCGCGCTCTTGTGCAGCGAACCCATGCCGACGCCCATGGCAGTACCTGCCACCAGGCCGGCGCCTGCGGCATTGCCGACGCCCTTCATGTAATCTTCCTCGCCCATGGCGATGTTCGTGAAGAACTGCTCCTGTGCCGACTGCGGGAGCTCTTCGGTCACGCCTTCAGAGAAGCCTTCCTTCCCGATCTTGGCCAGCTTCGAGCCCTTCAGCGTACGTGCACCGGTGGCGATGTCGGTTGCTGCATCACCGAACACTTTGTTCGAGACAGCACCGATGGCGGCGGTGGTAGCACCAGCGGCCAAGGCCGGCAGAGCATAGTCCTCGTATTCACGGCCAGCGGCCTGTGCCTTATCAGCGACCGTACCAGCTGCTTGAGCACCTTCAACACCTGCACCAATGGCCGACAGGCGGAAACCAGCAGCCTCAATAGCTGCCTTTGCAGCGGCGCCACCGGCTTCAGTGCTCAGGGCAGCCGTTTCGGCCATGCCTACACGGCCGGCTGCGATCGCAGCTTCACTGGCCAGACGTCCTTCGACGGTTGCCATGGCGGCCTTGGCCGCGATACCACGCGCGGCAGCACCGGCCACACCCATACCGGCCAGCATGGCAGGCAGGGATTCGGTCACGGTGCCCAGGATCGAGCGAGGATTGGCCAGCGAGGTCAGCACGGTGTCGCTGAAGCCTTCGGCTTCGGCTACCTTCTGATCGGAAGCTTTCTGTGCAGCACTCAGGTGTTCACCCAACGCTTCGTTGGTGGCAGCTGGATCGTAGCCGATGGCACGCATACCCTCGCCGACGGCACCACCAGTGGCCAAACTACCCAGGCCAACCACCGAAGCACCCAGGTTCACCACACCTTGACCCAGCTTGATGCCGACGTCACCGACCGTACCCACCAGGTCAGTTTGACGAACTTCCGGGTTGGCGTTACGCAGCATCCGCTCTTTGAGCGAAGTCTGGTACACCGAGTCCAGTGCAGCCATCTTGGTCTGACGGGCAGCAGTAATCTCGGCCATCTTCTGGTCGAGCAGTTCTTCGCTGGCTTTAGGCGCAGATGGGCTGGTGTAGACTGGATTGGTCATGGTATTCCTGGTTGATTCGGGTGAGAGCCCATTATATACAAGTTGCACTGGGTCAAGTAGTCTTGACCCAGATTTACTTTACAAACCGGCTTCTTTTCGTGCTTCGCGGACTTGCTTCTGCTGTGCACGGGTCAAGACGCCGGATTCTTCCTTGTCGTCGATCCAGTTGAGAGCCTTCTGGATATCAGCACGCGGAGCACCACGCTTGAGCATGCCGACGGTGGCATCGAAGTTCTCGGTGACATCCGCAACACGGGCAGCCTGTGCTTGTTCACGGCGGTTCGGGTTCGAGCCAGCAGCCATGTCGGCCTTCAGCTTGAACTCGTTGACTACCGCGTCCTTGCGACGCTGCTCTTCCACCGATGCCTGACGCAGCCGGGCCTCACGGTCCACTGGGGCCGGTTGTACCGGGGCTGCTGGCTGTGCCGGCGCCGCTTCTGCTGGTGCAGCTGCTGGACGATTGCCACGGAGGTTGCCATACAGACCAGCCTCGTTTACCTTCATCCGGTCACGGAGGCGGCCGGCTTGGCCTTCCAGGGCCAGGCTTCGTGCTTCCAAGGCTTTCGCCTGCAGAGCCGAACCACCCGACAACGCATCAGCAGTGTCGTTGACTTCACCACGAATGTGGCTGTCACTGCGCCACCAGCGTTGGTATGTACCCATCACCGAGGAGAGCGCATCCGACGTCAGCATGTTCGGATTTTTGATCTTCATTTCGTTGAAGGCCAAATAGGCAGAACGCTTGGCGGCCGCATCCGTCATTTTACCGATCTCATCGACGATAACCTTGGTGCCTTCAGCCGATGCAGCCGACATCTTCGACACTTCACCGATCTTGGAGATCGTTTCACCGTACAGCTGCTCCAGCTTGTTCTGCTGGTCGAGTGCCTGGGTACGCTGATTCAAAGCCAGATTGCCTTGAGCGATACGCACCTGTGCCGAAGAGTTGGCCAACTGCCCTTCAGCCATACGTTGACCGTGTGCCATGTTCTTCAGGTTGGCTTCATGCGTCGACTGGCTGCGGACCCAGCCCTTCTTCTCTTCGTCCCACACCTGATCTTCATGGGTGTTGGTACGCAGGAATCCTTCCAGCTCGGAGCCGTGCTTGCCGCCCAAGGCAGCGTACTCAGCACGATACTTCTCGATGAGCTCAGGATTCTTGGCTTGCACCGCCGACTTGAACTTGTCCATGACCGGTGCGGTCTTCTCGTTCAGCATGGCGTTGTTGAAGTCGACACCCATCTTGACCTGCTTGTAACGCGAGTCGAGCAAGCCTTCCGCGGCGCCGCGCACCTGATCATGATTGATGGCGTTGCCATAGCCGGCCTTGAGCTGGTCTACTGCACCACTGGCGATCGCTGCCTGCAGTTCTTCCGGCGTCTTGCCCAGCTGACCCAGCTTGTTCAGGAAATCCTGGGTGTTGTTGGTCTTGATGGCCACGTCATTCTTGGCCTGGATGTCTTCGCTCTTGCCGATCTGCGCTTGCACGCCGTCGAAGGCACCATTCAGGCTGCGTTGGGCCGAGTCCATTGCACGCCAGGCGGTACTTGCATCCGCCTGATTTACGTTCTGCCAAGTAATTGGTTGACCCATATTAGATCCCGTTCTTCTTCATGTAGTCGCCGACCGACTGGTAGGCGCTTGGATTGCTGGCCACGCGGGCTCGCTGGCGGTCTTCGAGCTGCGAGTTCACGGTTTTCTGCTGGGCACCGAAGTTCAGTTCAAACTGCTTCTTCGATTGGGCCAGCTGATCCTTGGCCAGGCCATACTGCTTCATACCCATCCAGGCGTTGCCCAGTCCTTGCAGCACGCCGATGGCCGTGCCGCCCCAGCCTTGGGTGGTGACACCGTTCTCGGTCGAGCCAAGGAAACCGGAGTCCTTGCCCCAGCTCTTGAGGCTGTCGAACATGCCACCACCGCCACCGATCGTGCCATTGCCCGACGAAGCGAAGTCGATGCCGGCCAGTGCCGGATTTTGCAGCGATCCCAGGTAATCAGTACCGCCGAATTGCGATTGTTGGAATACTGGCGACGTGCCACCATTCCACAAATTAGGTGTTCCCATAAAAATTTTCTCCTAGAGTTTGTGTGAGGGTAGGCAGTGTGAGCTGAACATCGCAATACGACGAGATCGCATCATTACCAATAGGCCCAATGTTACCGGAATGCACGGTTCGTTGATAGAAGTCATGAGCGGTTTCACCGAAAATAATGATCGGATCTACACGAATACTGCCATTTAGGAGGGCTTGAGCATCCTTCAACCGCTGTTCTTCGTGAGTCACGAAGGTTTTGAATGACTCAGCTTCCTTCTGGAGCAGCTCCATCGAGTTCTGGACGTTCTCCTGGATACCCGAGGTGATGCCTGTGCTCAGCTGCAGCAACTCCGATGCCCACGGCGCTCCGGCGATCGACCCTGCATCAAATGCCTGGTAGGCGCCGTACAGCGCAGCGATGATGGCCACGATGATGGCGATCTTGATGCCTACCGCTTTCACGAACAGCTTGATGATGTACGCCATCAGCAACTGCTGGAGGATCTTCATCAGGATTGCGTAGACCACCGCTAGGATGGCCGCCGTTGTACCGATGGCCACCGCCGCAATGAGCAGTTTGATGGTCGAACCCCACGACAGAATGGTGATGATGATGGCCACAATGATCATCAGGTACTTGAACCAGCCCTGCTGATACCACTTGATCTCTTGGACCACCCGGCTGTTGAAAATGTAATGCAACGACCGGGCGTACAGCGTCTCACGTTGGGGGATCGAGTAATGCATGGTGATCGACCGATCAATCGGGATCAGCAGGAACTCATCGTTCTCATCAGCGGTCACGTTGTATTCGTTGTAAATATGGTACACCTGACGTAGGTTGATGATCCGCACCTCTTCGTACACGGTCGCCGAGATCTGCTTCCGATAGAAGTGGTACTTCACCTTGGTCGTCCACGTCTCCGGCAGACCGGTCTGGGCATTCTTGCCCGTCTCAACCTGGTCCTCATTGCCCCACCCCATCGCATAGGTGCCGACGGCGCCGATGTTACCCGGCGTCTTCACCTTGAAAATGTTCCGGAAACCGAGGCCCATCTTGAACTTGGCATCCTGGATGATCGTTTGAGCATCGAATACGGAGCTATCGAGCGCCTTCCAGATGAATCCATCTGGCTTCTTCACGATCGGCTTCAGCGTTCCACCGGTGACAGCATACTGGGCCGAGAAATACTCGAACAGGTAGCGCATCTCCAGCTGCTCTGTCGTCACGGCCGGCACGCACATCATCATCATGGCTTGCTCGATGTGCTGGATGTCCGGGTTCTCGTGGATCGCGTCCGTCACATCCTGATAGTTCATGTTCAGGTACTTGGCCAGCTTCACGCTGGTCTTGTACTGGGCCGATTCCTTGTCGACGTCGACACGCTCCTTGTTGAACCGGAAGTAAAGCCAAGGGAAATAGCTGCCCGTGTTCTCATACGTCGGCTTGTACATCACGTCGATGGTCGGGTGACCGCCCGAATCATCCTGGTATGACCAGTACGCCGGCACGCCGTTGCGGGTGTACTTCACCTGGTAGTAGCTGGCCGAGTCATCGACAGCTGCGATCGTGATGTTGAACTTGTCGGTCTGCACCACGCCGGCCGCGTCCGTCCAGCAGTATTCCACCCGCAGGTAGTCGCTGTTCACGGTCGCATCGACCTCGAATGGGCTCACCATGCGAAGCTTGCCGGTTTCCCAAGTCTGTCCTGGACGATCGGGGCTCGGGCCGGCCGACGGCTGGATGCCCCACTGGGACAGCGAACCATTCTCCATTTCGGCCAAGGTGGCATCAGCCACCACGACGATCATGTCCTTCAGGAAGACTGGCCGGCCTTTGGCCGTGCTCAAGGCACCCAGCTGATTGGTGATCGGGTTATACCCGTGCACCGCCATGAGCTGTGTCCAACCGTAATGCAGGTTGTTGAAGGCGCCGTAGTGGAAGTAATCCACGGTCACCGGGCCACCGGCCGCGGCTTCGATGATGCCCATCACCACTGGCTTGCTGGTCTGGGTGCTCACGTTGGTCGCCTTCGGCAAACCATTGACGTAAGCACGCTTGCCATATTCGTAGTACCGATGCGCACGCAGGCCAATAGCCGAGGTCAGCTCCTCCATGGCGTGTTCGATCATCTGCTCGTCCGATTCCACCAGCGATTTCATCGCTCCGGTGAGAATCGAATCCGGCAGGGCACTATCCTCAATCACTCGTGTGATGGACGTGGCCACGTATGTCTTGTACTTGCTGCTGAATAAACCCACGACATCTCCTGCAGATAAAAAGAAGGGGGACCACTCGGCCCCCCTTGTCTGGTGTGACGCTAGTTAGGCGCCGACACCGATGAGCAGCTTGTTCACTGCTCGGCCCACCGCCGAGTCGTTCAGCATGTTGGTGTTGTCGGCCACCGTGGCTTCGTCCGTCATTCGACGTGCATTCCAGGTGTCGACCATCACCTTCGCTGCTTTCTGCTCAGCGTCGCGCGTGAAGCCCTCGGTCTGAGCGGTGTACAGCGCCTTCTGCTTGCCGATCACGCTGTTGGCATCCACACCGAGCTCCAGTACCTGGGCCTTTTCGGTTGCCGTCTTCTGAATCAGCAGCTGGATCTCAGCCGTGGTCTTCAGGTTGGTGTTCACCAGCAGGTCATACTCAGCTTCGAGCTTGCACTTCTGGGCCGTCAGGACCGTACCTTCGATGACCGAGTTCAGCGTTTGCTGGGTGGTCAGCGCGGTTTGTGCCGTGATCTGCAACACTTCAGCTGCGATCTTGGCCTTGCCGGCTTCGAGGATTTCACGCTCGATATTCGCCTTCAGCACTTCGACTTCGGCCAGGATAATTTGCTGGGCGAGCAGTTGAGCTTGCAGGGCAACTTGACGCTTCTGTACCACGAAGGCCATCGAGTTGGCCAGAACCTGGTCCAACGCACCCAGATAGACCGTGGCGTATTCTGGACCCTTGATCCGACCCTTGTTGAATTCGAGTTCCAGATGGGACTTCATCGAAGCCATCAGTTTGTCGAACACGCCATCCCCGGAGGGGAGGCCAGTGGTCAGTTCAGTGAGTGGAATTTCAGTCATGTTCTATCCGAGTGAGTTGAGTAGACCGACGCTTATGCGTCGATGGCGCGGGTAGCTGCTTGGCGGGCGGCGAGTTCCTTGATCTCGTCGGCGGTCAGCGGGTCGAGCACGTCGATAGCGAATGCGCGGATGAGCTTGCCCTTGCGGACCTTCTGCTTCGACACCGGGTCGGTGACGGTGATGAAGATCTGCGCCATGCGGTCGCGGATGACGTTGTACAGGATCCGGGGGACATGCCAGCCTTCGTCGATACCGAAGGGAACGTACTTGGTCAGCGTGCCGACCAGGTTGTTGCCGGCGCCGATGATTTCGCCTTCCCATTCCTTCTTGGCTGGGTCCATGCTGGTGACGCGGATGCGGATCAGCTCGTTCGCGTGGCGCTTCATGCGCAGGCGACGCTCGGCGACGGTTTCGCCGGCCGGGCCGACGGATTCTTGATCAGCGTATTGACGTGGGGTCAGGGTCTTCATGCGTGGCTTTTCGAGTTCGACCGGTGCCAGGGTTGGTGCCTGGTAGGCTTGGGTTGGTGCAGCAGGAGCCGGTGCGGCCACGGTGATTGGTGCTGGTGGAACTGGTGCAGCTTCTTGCTCGGCAGCTGCCGGAGCCGGAGCCGGAGCCGGAGCCGGAGCTTCGTCGCGGACAGGTGCGCCTTCGGTGGCGAGTGCTTCGGCGACTTTCGCGCGGAGCTTCTCCAAGCCAATGGAAGGATGATAGGTCAGGCCCATCAGGTCAGCTTTGCCCTTGAGGGTGGTCAGTTCGTCAGGTACTGGCAGTGCCGGCAGGTCGTCGTCGATGCCTGGGATACCTTCTGCTGCAGTTTGATTTTGGATTTCCATGATGGTCCTATGAATGAGGTTCAGCGTTGTTCGTTGAGACTGAGTTCAGAAAAGGGAGGGGTTTCCCCCTCCCCCTGGCTATTACAGCTTGGCCGCGGTCTTGATCAGGGCGATACGCTCAGGGCGCAGGGCCATGAAACCGTAGTACCACTTGATCGACATGAAGCCGGTTTCGCCGTACGGGTCGTTGCGATCGGCCGTCTCGTCACCCGGCTTCTTGTGGGTGATCTTGAACTTCACGGTCTTGCCGTCGGTTTGGAAACCGATGGTGGTGAACGACTCGTCGCCGACAACCAGCAGCGGGAAGACGTCGTACTTGTTCGCCGTCTCGTAGCAGGTTGCGTCAGCCGAAGCGTCGGCGCCAGCGCCAGCCCACTTCATCATTTCCGGCACGATGACGATGCGGAACTTGTCCACGGCGCCCTCTTCGCCCAGCACGGTGTTACCACCAGCTGCATACTTCTCGACCGAGATGTAGGCCGGCTCGTTGTGCAGGTCTTTCATGGCGCGGAAGGTCGGGATCATTTCCGAACCGGCGTACATGATGCGAGCTGCAGGCAGCACGCGGGTGTCGACCAGACGGGTGCCGGTGATCACGGTCGTGTGCTTCGGCGTGCGGTTGTTGTCGAGGTCGATCGACAGGCGCATCAGGTCAGTGTACGACACGATGTCGTCGCCGCCGACGGTGACGTTCGACACGGCGTTACCAGCGAACTTCACGGTGCCAGCGTTGTTGATCAGGTCGATCTGCAGCGCATCTTCGGTGATTTCGTTCGCACCGTTGATCATCTCGCGGTTGACGTGCTGGAGCAGGTCAGCGTCCGAGTCGAAGTCCACCGATTCCTGGGTGTATTCGTCGAAGAAACCGAACTTCTCGAAGGTGCCTTCGATGGTCTTGCGCTTGAAGCCGACGCGGTTGACGCGGCCGCCAGTTTCGGACAGCACAGGCATCTTGCCCGAGATGGTGCCGATGTCCTTGGACGAACCGTACAGGTTGCCGTTGGCGATCACTGCACCAGCGGCGTTCAAGCCCTGGTCGTTGATGTTGGCGTCGTCGAGCAGCGGCAAGTAGTGATACTTGACGATTTTCTTGCCCATGTTCTTAGGCATGGACGTGACGTCGGCCAGCTGCGTGAAGAACTGCAGCTTGCGTGCTTCGATCAGTGCCTGCTTCTGGAAATACTGATCCATCAGCTGTGGGCTCATGGTCGACAGGTTGCCTGGGGCGTTACCGCCGTTATATTGACGTGCAGTCATGGTGATACCTTTCAGTGTGTATATAAAGTGGGTTGGTTCAGAACTTAAATTGCTTCATGTCGTCATCCGACATGGCCAGAGGGTTAAAGTCGGCTGGAACCGAGTTGCCCGCTGGAGCAGCAGCCTTGGTGCCGCTTGCTTGGCGCCGCTTGTCTTTCAGCTTGTCGTCTTCCACCTGCTTAGGTTTTGGTGGCACGATTACTGGCGCCGTGGCTTTGGTTTCCTTCTTCGACTGGGAGCTACCCGGTGTCAGATGGTTGAACCCGCCGCGCGCGTTGATCGCATCACCCACTTTCTGATAGGCTTGGAGGTCGGACAGACCCTTCAGTCGGCCAAAGGTACGCTCGCTTTCGATTTCCGCCGCTACGATATCGAAGATCCCGACGCTGATGTGGTCGTTGATCAGTCGAATCACCTGCGGATTCTCAGCTACTTCACTCTTGGACGACTTGTCCCACTGGTTGGCTACCACATCCAATGTCCGTGCGTAGTGCTCGCTGCCTTTGATGTCGGCGAGAACTTCGTCCAGTTCCATTGACTGATCGTCAACCGTGTGGTTGCCAGGCTTGTACTCGCTGGCTTTGGCCGCGGACAGATCCAGAGGATCCATCTTGCGATCAAGAATTAACTTGTTGATGGCGTTGGTGTCGCCCTTGTGCAGGTCGATGAGGAAGCCCAGCTGGGATTCGTCCATCAAGCCAGCACCCTCGAGCATCTTCACCAGCTTCAGGCTCGGCTTCAGGCCGGCCATCTTCTTGTTGTAGTTGGCGCCCATCTGCATCAGCTGGATGGCGTCATCGACGCTCTTCACTGTGATGTCACGGCCATTGGCCTTGAATGGAGCAGTCAACCGCTCATATGCTGCTTTGTAGTCGATGGCGCCGCTCTCGTCCTTGGCGTCTTCGACGCCGGACTTCGCTTTGCCATCGCCTTCGTCCTTTACTTCTTCTTTCTTGCCGTCGGCAGCTGCGGCTTTATCGTCGGCAGCTTTGCCGTCCGTGCCTGCAGCAGCTTTGTCTGCCGCACTCGCCGCATCTGCAGCACGGCTTGCCACATCAGCCGCCTTGTCGGCTTCGCTTTTGCCACTGTCTTCATCGCCAGCACCCTTGCCGGCAGGATTGCCAGCGGTAACATCCACGTCATCCGAATCGAGAGCTGCGGCAGCTGCTGCCGTGGCGGCTTTCTCTTCGTCCGTTTCTTCTTCGTTGCCGGCATCAGCCGCGGGTTTGTCCGCAGGTGCAGCAGCCATCGAAGGGGTGTTCAGCTTGGCCATGTCTTCATCGGACATGTCCAGGAAGTTGTTCACCTCCTGGTTGTCGTCGTCGCCCGTGCCCAGGTCGTCGTCGATTTGGTCGTTGTTCTGGGTGCCCATTATTCACCACCCTTGGTGGTGGACTCGTCGCGCATTTCTTCGAGGGTTGCTTCGCCCTCTTCGATCGACTTGTCGGCCAGGCCGGCTGCATGCAGGATGGTCTGGAAATACTGGTTCAGGTTGGAGATCGAATCCATCTGACGGATGATCGACGCCTGCTTCTCTGGGGTCTGGCATGCTGGGTCGCCTTTGGCGTGCACGAGGCGCACAGCTTCGGCTTCAAAGTAGCCCTGCTTGATGACCTTCTGGAAGTCACGGTTGGTGATCAGACGTTCCAGTGCGGTGCCTAGAGCTTTCTGCTCCTTGGCATCCTTTACTGTCCGTTCGATTGCGTTGATCTCGTCTTGATTGCTCATGTAGGTTCTACCAGTGCTGTTAAGAGTTAATAGAAAGTGGTTACAACGACGTCACTATAACCACTTTCTTGTTGAAGTGCAGCAATTATTTGCTCTTGGGCACCTGTTTTGCAGCTTTTACGTCCAAATTGTGCTGGATGATGGCTAATTGGGCAGCCGACTGGTGCTGAACCGTGGATTTTTCCAGTTCACGGGCCTGATGCACACCCGATTCCTGCTCGACGTACTCCAAGTTCTTCAGGTCGGTGTCCGACTTGACATGCTCAGCCTTCACCTGCTCAGTACCAGCCTTGGCCGTGTGCAGTACAGCGGTCGCGCCCAGCGATGCAGCCTTGGCCTGTTCGGTAGCGATTTGTGCCTGCAACAGTGCGATCTGCAGCTGCTGCAACTGCTGTTGAACGGGGTCCGGCTGCGGTTGGAACATCTCGATCTTCTTGGCCAGCTCCGGCATCTTGCGTAGACGGGCGATATCCGACAGGATCATCTTCGTCATCTCAGGATCCATGTTCGGCCCCATGGTTTGGAGCATCATGGCCAGTTCCTGGGCCTTCTTCTCGTCTTCCTCGGCGGTGGACACACCCAGCTTCAGGTCGAAGTTGCCCGGCAGGTCATCTTTGCGCACGGCAACGAAATCTTCGTTGGTCACACGGATGACTTCTTCCGGTTCGAGGAACTCGGCATTCATGGAGATGATCTTCCGACCGATTGCCATCAAGCCAGCAGAGAAACGACGCAGGATTCCGAGCTCGCGCTTGGACGCCGCATCCAATGCACCGCGGACGCCGGCCGCGACCTGGCCCAGCGAGTTGCCGGAGACGCCCTGGCTGAACGACTTCACGCCGGTGAGCGATTCGGCTTCCATGTTCTGCAGGTTCAGCATCTGGCCGGCCGACTGTGGGATCTCGGCGTAGGTATGCATGTGCACGCCCACCCGTGGATCGACGTTGCCGTTGTATTCGTAGTCCTTGCCCTCCAGCCACTTCTTCTTGTTCGTGGCGTCGAGCATGTCCTTGCGCATACCGGTCTGGCCGTTGGCCGACTTGGCCATGATGTCGATCATGCCCCGTGTTACGGCGCCGGCGATCTTCTGGTTGTCCTCGATCAGCACTCCATCAGGTTCACCATGAGTCTGGCGACGCACCGGCAGGTACTGGATGATGACGAACGGCAGCTGCTTGTCCGGGAACGGATTCTCGGTCAGGCGGATCAGGATGTCACCGACCCAGGCGGCCACGATAGGGACGGTTTTGCCATCATTGTGGATGTCCCAGAAGCCCCAGTATTCGTGGACCACGATCTTCTTGCGTGGCTCGTCGGTGAAGTTGAAGCTCATCGACGTCAGGTCGCCGCGATGATCGGGCTCGTTCAGCGGGCCGTTGTTGGCCACCTGGATCTGGTCCAGATTGCTGTACTTGCCGTCTTTACGCAGGATCGACAGCGAAGATTCAAAGCTGTGGATGATGAAACCAGCCTTCTCCACATCGCCCTGGCACGTCGGATCGACGATGACATTGCGGTAGTCGCAGACTTCGACGGTAGGTCGGTTCTGCAGGGTACGTTTCTTGGTGATCAGCTCCTGGCCGGTCAGCTCGGGACGGTAAGGCTGTCCGGTTTCCTGGGAAATCCGCAGGGCTTCCTTCATTTCCAGCGGCACGTCGGTGTCGAACTGGGAAGGGGATTCCTTCTGCATCGCGTCGATGGTGATGAGCACTTCACCATAGCTCGGGTCGAGCACGTATTGGAAGATCGGAGTAACCTCCTGATATTCCTCTTCGACAAACTCCCAGCCCACCTTGACGATGGCCGTACCTTCGTCCACCGCGGTACGAACCAGGGTGTCGATGAAGTTGACCTTGTTGATCTTGGTGTTGAACTGGTTGTTCAGCAGTAGTTCGTTCTGCTGCGCCGCTTTACGGTCCTCCCATGAGACTGGTCGCACCTTGAACACATCATCAGTGGACAGGTACGGCTCGGATAGGGCGGCATAACGCCATTCAGCCTGCTTCCGGATCAGCTTGGGCACGATAGTGGAGTTGCCCTTGGGCGCCACGACCTTTGCTTTACCGGTTACGTTCAGATTGTCAAGCCATCCACCAATTTTTGTTTCTTGACTGGAATGACTGTTTCGGGCATCCTGCAAGTCTTGCTTGAGGTCACGGATCGTAGGCGGGTTCTTCCAGTTGGTGAGCCCCGCTTTAGGCGCACCTGCGTCCGTGATGCCCCCATCATCGTCGTCCTCCGCGTTAATGTCGACACGAAGGTCTTCATCTGGTTGGTTGAGGGGGTTTTTGCTGAGTTGTGCTTGATCAATCATAATTGGCCCATGGGAATGATGGGCGATTATCCCATAGAAATCGTTTCTGTAAAGGAATCTGTTGCATGAAAGTATTAGCCTACCACTCAAACTTCCGTATGCCGACCAAAGGCACCACCGGTGCCGGTGCATTCGACATCTACATGCCTGAAGCCGGCATGGCCCATGAAGTGCATACGGTGAAGGTGCCTTTAGGCTTTGCAGCAGAGGTTCCTGCAGGACATGTGGCGTTGTTGCTCCCTCGTTCGGGTGCCGGCGCCAACAAAGGACTCGAACTGAACAACACCTGTGGCGTAATCGACTCGGACTACCGTGGCGAGTGGGTTGCTGCCATCAAGGTCAAGAACTTCCCTGGCTTCAGCTGGGAAGCAGGTGAGCGGATCCTTCAATTCATTGTGGTTCCGATCGCCGACGTCACCCTCGAGCGCGTTCACGCACTCACGCCAACCAGCCGGAACACTGGCGGGTTCGGATCCACCGGCGCTTAATGCCACATCAAATAGAAAACGGCCCCGTCTGGGGCCGCTTTTCTTTGGTCAACGCAGATTAACGCCAGCCACCCCGCTCGGCCCGCGTATTGCCGGCCAACGAGTCGATTTCAACACCCTCATTCTCCAGCCGCTGGCATTCACCCTCGAATCGGGCCGCCCAGTTATTGCCGGCGTTGAATTCCTGCCCCATTCCGATCGGATTGTGTACCCGCGACGCAACAAAGTAGAGCAACGCCTGGGTGTAGGCTGCCGGCAGCTCGATGTTCGTCAGCTGCGGGTCATAGAACCCCACCTTCGGCACGAAGTTCGGGTGGTTCGCCTGGTAGTCGATCACCAGGTTGGCTGTCCGGTACTCTTTCGCCAGCTCGGTGCCGGGATTCACGACGTCGATAGGCACCCGAATGCTTTCCAGCGTCGGCGTCACGATGGAGAAGTGGTCCATGTAGTCGTTCAGGTTGAACGCATCGCCGTTGTCGGTCGTGATCGTCAGGATCTTGAGCAGATCATCGCGGAATGGGTCGTCTACCGTGTCCTTGATGTAGCGAACCGGCTCCAGTGAGTTCAGCCCCTGCACCGCGAACTTGCTGTGCAGCTGATACGTGGTCCGATCAGGGCTCAGCTCGACCACCAGCTGATTGCGCTTCAGGTCAAAGCGACGATACAGCGTGGTCAGGCCGAGCAAGACGTGGTTGCCGACGGCACGGTAGTTCGCCTCGCTGATTTCGCCGGCTGCCCCGCCGCCCATGGCCACCTGCGAGAGCTCGCCCTGGGTCAGCTGCTCGAAAATTTGAGAAAGTTTTTGCATATTTGCCTTATAAATTAAACAACGTAAGAGGACATTCGATCCGGGGCACTGTCGTTACCCTCGATTTCCCACATTCCACCTCCGTCGTTCTCGGAAACCGGGGCTTCCTCGGACGGTTTGAAGGCATGCATCAGCGGCAGCATCGAGATCGTGTCGATGAAGTCGTCGTGCTTGGACCGGAACCCTGACACGGCCACCAGTTCCAGTTCGTTCATGGCTTCGAGCATCGGTGCTGTCTTCTTGAGCTCGATCGGGAAGTAGATTTTACCGGCCTTGAACAGGGGCACGGCCACGTTGAAGCGGGCCATCTTGTTCGTGTTCGGCCGGATGCCTGGTTGCCCATTGTTCAGCTCCGAAACCAGAGTGAAATAGATGTTCTTGGCCAGCATCTGGTCCTGGATCCACGGGATGAAGCCGGCCTGCTGCCCGGACACCTCAATGCCCACGCCCTGGGGTCGCCATTTCTGGCCCAGCCGGAAGAGGTCGGTCATGTTCACCCCCATGTCCTGTCGCTTGCATACCCCGTCCACCCAGAACCAGTCGCCGTTCGAGTTGTAGGCCCACACGCTGATCACCGAATAGTCGGCCGCCTGCTTCTCGGACGTCGCAAAGTCGGTTGTGATGAAGTAGTTGAACTTGGACTTGTTCTGCAGGATCGTCTCAAGGCGATACCAGCGGATGTCCTCATCCTTGATGAGGCGGTCTTCCTCGCTCATGATTCGGAGCATCAGCTCCTGGTTGAACGTCTCGACCTTACCCAGCTTCACGGCATCGTCGTACTGCTTCTTCACGTACTCGTAGGTGAAGCGGTCGGGCCAGCTGCCGCGGAACTCCTCCTTCGTGCAAGGATACTTCTCGCACACAGGGAACACGTTGACTGCCCATGCTCCGGACTCAACTGCCTTGTACAGCGGATCCTTTGCGTTAAAGGGCGTACCAGACCAGATGATCATGTTCTTGCTTGGGTGAAGCGCGTAGTTCACCGCTTTGTACACGGTGTCCTCCACTGCAGAGATCACGGTCGCTGACCGAGCGTCTTCATCGCTAATCAAGTCATCGAGTACGGCCAGGCCCGGTCGCTTACCCATCTCCTTCGCACCACGCACACCGGTCTTGGCGCCATAGCCCTTGACGATGAACATCTTGCCGTCGGCATTGCGGAAGGCCCAACGAATATCGGTGAAGTGGGCTTCAGGGATGTACTGCTTGAGGAAGTCGGAATTATCCCAGCGGAATTCCAAGTTCTTCCGCATGTTCTTGACCCCGTTCTCGATCGAGTCGGAGACGTAGAGAGCCAGGTCGATACGGCCGAAGCCGGGGATCTCGCCATAGCAGGCGATGTACAGGAACAGGTACTCACCCATCAGGGTGGTCTTGGCGATACCTCGGTGGCACAGGTTGATGATCCGGCTGCCACCCTTGGTCAGGGTGTCCAGCATGTGGTAGTGGACCAGTGGTGTCTTGTGCTCCTCGCCTTCCACACCGTTCACCAGCTTGATGAAGGTGATGAACTCAAGAGCGAACTCGCTCGGGACGTACTTCGGGTCCACCGAATAGCTCGTGCTGTTCAGGTAGTCTTCCACCTTCCACGGTGAAGCCGCCTCCAGTGCTGCGGCCACCGGCCCGGTGCCGACGGCGACTGCCAGGGCTAGAGCCGCGGCGGCGTTGGTGAGTCCGATCATCGGCCCTCCGAAAAGTAGATAGTTGCAATATAGATAAACATCCCGATGAAGATCGGGACAACCCACCAGGAGTGCGTCAGTATCGCCAGAGCCACGCCGATGGCGCTAGAGGAAACCAATGACAGCACCAGTCCGGCCACCACATGCTTACTCTTCTGGTTTGGCGTCAGCCGGCCCCTCATGGTCGTACTACCTGGGCATCACCCATGTCAATGATGTTGAGCCGGCTATGGGCAGTCTGCTCGGCGTTCATCGCCCCAGCTTCGATCATCAACCGTTGTTGACGTGACAACTCCAGCGTAGTCGCCCGCAGCTGAGCAATCGCGCTATCCTCCTTGACCCCGATGTCCATCTCGACCTTGATCGTCTCCGGCATCTTCAGCGCCCCCATCAAATGGGCCGCCGCATCACTCCGTACCTTCTCGCTCTTGGCGTTCATCATCAGGTCGGCCTGCACATTCAACGCCCGCTGGTACATATCCTGATTCAGCACGTAGCTCGGCACCAGGGTCTGGGCCATGATCAGGTTCACCAGCTTGCCCTTGTTGTACGCGGTCACATAGCTGGCAATATCCTTCGCCGTCACCCCGGCCGCGACAAACGCCGCATACTTATCCGGAAACGTCTTCGTATAGGCATCAATGTTCGTGCAGCCCAGCAGCTTGTGGCTCACATACTTCACCGCCTCGATATAACTCTCGATCTTGAACTTACCATCGTTCATCACGCTGGTGTAGCTGACCAAGTTCTCTCGATACTGCTCATACAAGCCAGGATCAGCGAGTGTCAGGTTGATCTGGTCGATCAGCGCCTGATTAACGCACCGCTTCACCTTGGGAGGCAGAGCATCCTGGAACTGTTCGACTGTGAGTGCTGTCATTGGTAGAACCCCGTTGTTGGTGTATCGGCCTGCTATCGGCCACGATGAACGGGATTGTACAGTGGAAAGATGCGGATGGGAAACAATGTCGCGGGTTTTGTGCAAAATGTTGCTAATTTTTTACCCCAACTTTTGAGGGGGGAGATGATCTGGGTACGGGTGCAGTGCTGAGGTCCAGGAGCCCAAGAACCAAAACCACCCCCCCGGCAAATGTCAAAACTCAAATAGGGATCCTACTCAATCTCATGATTGCATCGCGCTCCGCGCATGTAGTGGTTGGTTCGATCAGCCAATCTTCATTCACTTAGCTAAGGAGTATTACCATGGGTCACGCATTCACTGCACTGTTCGCCTTCTTCACTCAGCTGTTCGGTGCTGCCGAGAAGACTGCATCCGCTCTCAACAACCTGGCTACCTGGGCTGATGAGTCATCGGGTGTGTTCGTCGACGAGTCACGTCACAAGCGCAAAGAGCTGCTCAAAGCACAAGAGCGCGAAGCTGTCATCACCGCTGCACCAGTACCAACGCCAGCATTACCGCAACCAGCACCGTAATACCGCAGCGTCGCTCACCTTCGGGTGAGCTTCGCTGTCTACACATTACACACTACACACCACCATAGACAGTACCAGCGCCACCGGTGCCTCAAGTTCCTATGGACAGGTGCGCTCGGCGGGAGAGAGTCTCGACCTCCGGTCATGTGGTGAATAGCAGTCCCTAATCACCATCACCTTTCTTGGAATTCACCCATGCATTCATCACGGTCAGTGAGCACTCACTTACGTCGCAGATCTGATGGACAGTGGAGGGCAGGTGTCATACTGCACTGTAACTTACCCACCATCACCCTGATCCCATCCATTTCCATCCCTTTCCCCATTCCGATAGGACACCGATATACTATGCCTCATCATCCCCATGCCAAGCTCGTTGTTGTCTTCTGTATGGCCTTCACAGTCGCATCACTTGTGCTCAAGCTGTTCTAAGTTGTCATAACTTCATGCCCTCATATAAGAGGGTGGCCAATAGTTGTCTATCCATCAATATTAGGAGTCTTACCATGGCATCCGTCACCCTCAAGAACACCAAGGCCGAGCTCTTCGCTGAAGTCCAACGCCTTCAAGCATTGCTGGCTGCTGCATCCGCTGTCGCCGCACCTATCGTCCGTCGTCCCAACCAGCCTCAGTGGCAGGTTGACCGTGCTATCGCTATGGCCTCTGCCCGTCAGCAGGCTATGTCCCTCAACTCCGTTGTCAAAGTCTAAGGCTCACATCATGTCCGCACTCCACACCATCACCACCAATGTCCATGGCACCAACGTACCTGCTACGCCTGTAGCCGCTGTTGTACCTGCTGCTGCTCCGATCGTGGCTGCTCCTGTACAGGCTGCATCCATCCTCGAACAGCACTGGGGCTAACACCATGGCTGCCGAAGAGATCAAGCCAGACTTCAGGAATGCTCCGATCACCGCGCCCTATGCACGGGACATGGTGCTCGAGGCTCACAGGCTCCTGTTGCCTCACCATCCCTACGCAGAAGACATCATCTTCGTCGAGATCTTCGAGGTGCCTGGCATGGCCTTGCACAACGAGGAAGGCGTGATCTTCTATCACCCTCACATCGTCATGCAGATACCGCTGGATAACCTGTGCCAGATCCTTTCTCAGATCCTTCATGAGTATGGAATGCACATCAGTGAGCTTCATGCTCCACCACCGGGCACGGTACTGCATTAGTCCTGTCTAAGCTACTTGGCCTCCGGCCATGTGGTGGAGATCTGCTCCAAACCCAATCACCCTCATATCCACTCATATCTAAGGAATCACTATCATGGCATTCGAGAAAAACGGCAACACCAAAGGCGCTGACAACGGCATTCCTGCTAACAAGAAGGCTGTCGGCTTCATCAACTTCTACCTGCCGACCACCGGTGGTAGCCGCCGCAAAGTCGGTGCGATCCCGTGCCGCGAGATGTACAGCAACGAGCGCGCGCTGGCCGAGTGGTTCGCTGTCGATCCGGCTGGCCGTGCCGAGATCTTCCTGAAGCAGTTGCAGGTGGAATACAACGCTTCGACTCCGGCCGAAGATACCGCCTTCGACCTCCCTGACGCTTAATCCCACGTCGGGCCGCCACTATCCCCTTCTGGGGATGGTGGCTGTTCTTTTTTACACACAGACAGTGGAATACATAATGACAGGCTGTCCTCCGGACATGCTGTGGTGTTCCCTTATATCTCATTGAAGGAGTTGATTATGATCTTCGTATTCGGTAGTAATCTCGGTGGTATCCATGGTGCCGGCGCAGCACGTCACGCATGGGAGCATGAGGGTGCAATCCTGCATCAAGGCATTGGCCATCACGGTAATAGCTATGCTATTCCGACCAAGGACAAAACCATTCGCCACAGCTTGCCGCTGGTAGAAATAAAGGGCTACGTCGATGATTTCATCGAATATGCCCGTGCTCATCCTGAATTTCAGTTCATGGTGACGCGCATTGGATGCGGCTTAGCCGGATTCACCAATGAACAGATTGCTCCACTGTTCGTCAATGCACCAAAGAACTGCTACTTCGATAAAGACTGGCGCATATTCATGCTGGATGCCTATTTCTGGAACGCTTAAAGGAGCCTCATCATGGCGATCGACGCATCAAAATATAACTCAGAGATCTCGTACAACATTGGTGACGCATTTAGTCCCGATGGTGCGCGAGCATTCGAGATCATGTACAAATGCGACACGATTAGCCTGATCGTGTTGCCTGAACAAGCTAATAAACTGGCCGCAATTCTTAATGAGCTGGGCTGTATCCACTCGCCATCAGAAATATAAGGAGATTCAAATGTCCCATGCCATCATTCAAGAGCACAACGAGAAGCGATTCAATCGCAAGCACATCGACGGTTATATCCGCGAAGCGATTCAATCTGATCCTGTTATGCAGGAGAAGATAAGTCTGGGCGTCCGTCTGGTCAATGACTACATTCAGAAAGCCAATAACCTCGAGTATTACAACTCGAAGAATATCAGGGTGGTCCAGTTGATTAACATGGACATCCACACCCTGGTCACCGACATATTCGTTGGTGTGGCCTATAGCCAGCGCCCAGAGCTGTTCACCAGCGTCACTGCACAGATGGCTGCCCGTCTTCGCTTTAGCGATAAGACAGAGGCCATCATCACCACTGCCGAACTCATGGCTGTGCTCTGCAACACCGATGCATTCGACATCACCAAACCAGCGAAGATGGCATCCCTGCACATCGTTTCACGCATTCCGCTGTCCGATAAACTGGTCACCTTCATCGAAGAGTCCCAGTTTCTGCCTCCTATGGTGGTCCCACCACTGGAATTGACCTCCAATTTCTGTTCCGGATACCTCACCCACAACGATTCGTTGATACTGGGTAGCGGTAATCACCATGATGGCGACATCTGCTTGGATGTTCTCAACACCATGAACGCTGTTGAGCTGTCATTGGACCTCGAGTTTCTCTCCTCAGTCGAGGAAGAACCTAATTCACCACTGGTGAATCAAGACCAGCTTGATAACTGGAAGCAATTCAAGATTCACTCGTATCGCTTCTACAGTCTCATTGCCTCACAAGGCAACGTGTTTCACATGACCCATAAGGTCGACAAGCGTGGCCGGGCGTACAGCCAAGGCTATCACATCAATCCGCAGGGCTCGGCATTCAAGAAAGCGAGTATCGAGCTGGCCAATCCCGAATATATTGAAGGTGTGCCATGCATATAGAGAATCATCGACTGCTGATATTCAAACCAGATAATGAAGTGGAGGTGTATGAAGGTAATAAATTACCGAATCCCGCTCATTATCCAGTGGGTACGTGGTGCCGTTCCCGCAATGGCACCATTGTAGGCTCCGGCTGGATACAGCTGGTGCAATACACCATGCCCAAGTCCATAGCATGGGAATACTATGACGCAGATGCTCCGGATCTGGCCCATCTTACGAAATACATGAAGATGATGGCGTTGGTGATGCCATGATTACCGTCTTCTATGGTTATCAGGTCTATGGCCAGTATGAAAATGACTGGCGTAAGTTACGTAAGCTTATACCACCCACGGATCCTGTCTATCAGGAAGCCTTTGTATATTCACGGGGTAATAACCCCAACGCCGATTGGTATCGCATGGATGGTACTCCAGTGTTACTGGAGGACGTACCAAAGCGACTCCGCATGCTTCAACTCGTATTGAACCTATAACCTACAAGGAAACTATCATGGCAATGACCAAATTCACCGGCTGGCAATACCTGCTCATCGACCTCGCCAATACCTTCGGCCTCGATAAGCTGCTGTTTGAAGACCGCATCAAGTGGGCTGAATCCAACCTGCACCAGCTTGAGCTGCTGAACGACAAAGCTGACACCGTTCCGCTGTATCGCAAGGCCACCATGGCCATCCGTAAGGTGCTGCGTGGTGAGCCTACTGGTCACCTCGTTGCCCTTGATGCCTGCTGCTCAGGCATTCAGGTCATGTCGGCCCTCACTGGCTGCATCACCGGTGCCACTCATACTGGCCTGGTCGACCCTACGGTACGTGCTGATGCATATACCAAGACCACCGAGTTCATGAACGATGAGCTGGGCGGCGGGCTCGTAGTGTCCCGCGGCGATGCCAAGGATGCACTCATGACCTCGTTCTATGGCTCTAAGGCCAAGCCGAAGGAGATCTTCGGTGCCGATACACCTGAACTCAACGCCTTCTACACGGCGATGAACAAGGTGGCACCGGGCGCATGGGAGCTCTTGCAGGATCTGCTGGGCTCATGGCAGCCGTTCGCACTGAAGCACAGCTGGCAGCTGCCGGACGGATTCAATGCCGTGGTCAAGGTCATGGAAGCCAAACAGACAAGGATTGAGGTCGACGAGCTCGATCACAGCACTTTCACCTATGACTACTATGTCAACGAGGGCACCAAGACCGGCCTCTCGCTGGTCGCCAACGTGGTGCACAGCGTCGATGCCTACGTCCTGCGTGGGATCCATCGCCGCTGCAACTACAACCCTGCCGTCATCGGCCAGGCCATCGACGCAATCAACACCGTACTCGTATTGCGCACGGAAACTGGCATTCAGCAAGAGAAAGTAGTTGCCGGAACCAAAGTTGCGTATTACATTGAGCAGTATCAACGTAGTTCCATGGCAGACGTGGTAATCGCACCACATATTACTGCCAGCAATGCCCACCAATTGAGCACCGCTCATCTGGTGGCGCTGCAATCCGTCATCAATTCGATGCTGGTGCACAGCCCGTTCGACGTCGTAACGGTCCACGATGAATTCAAATGTGGTGCAAATCACATGAACCACCTGCGCCAGCACTACATCAACATCTTTGCCGAACTGGCCGAAAGCAAGCTGCTATCGGACTTGCTGTCCCAGATCCACGGTACGCCATGCGTCTTCAAGAAGCTGTCGACCAATCTGGGATCGCTGATCCGTAATTCCAACTATGCATTATCTTGAAAGGAACATACCAATGACCGAAACAGAAACTGATCTAGCCGTACTCGAACGAGCATGGGCTGACCAACTGCCCCACTGGGTACTGCGCAAGGCCACACCCGGCCTGTACGAAGTGGGCTGCAACCTGCCCACGCGCGACGGCCGACGTATGGGCAACGCCCACATCGTCAAAGCCGAGCCTGACAAGCTCGGCCTCGGCCGCATGTACTACAGCTGCCTCACCGACGCTGGCAGCAAGTTCGTGATGAACAGCAGCGAGCTCGCTGAATGCTTCTGGCCCCCAAAATGGGTCAGCGACGTCAACGAGATCGTGCGCAAGTTCGACCGCAACGATCAGCCTGAACCAGATTGATTTGGGTCCAGCGGAGCAGTTGAGGAGCCGCCCGTCCGGGCGGTCTGTGAGCTGGTTGAGGTGAGCCCATTCGGGTTCACCTCTTTTTTTATCAGCGATTTCATCTTAACCACATTGGATACTTCACATGAACAAGACAGTCATTCCAAGTACAGGGCCACTGTCCGTCAAGTGTCCTCTGTGCGGAGCAGCACCAGGTAACAAGTGCATCACAGTCAACCAACACACAATCAGCGTAGCCGGCAAGATAAACCATCTTACCCGTGTGCGTCTCTCTCAAGGCTTAAAAAGGACTTCATCATGACACCTGAACAGCTGTGGAAGTCCCTGGAACCCCAGGTAGAAGAAATCGAGCGTGAGCTCATGAGCCGTGAGAACATCGCCGACGCCATGTTCGATGCCATGCTGACCGGCGCCGGCCTCTACAGCATCGGCGTGGATCCTGCATCCATGACCATGGTGCTGGCCCATGTCCGTCAATCCGACGTCATGATCAGCGGTCACCCTGACCAGATGCAGCCTACCGGCCGGCAGCCGGGCCTCGTGATCATCGACGAGTGCGAACCACTCATGTCGGCTGAGCTGGAAGAGATGCTGATCCAGCTGGGCCGCAGTAGCAAAGGCAACGCCCTTGGCCAAGGCATCATCGTCATCGGTGGTGACGGCTACTCCGATCGGGGGTTCATCGAATTCAAGACGAGCAGCCGGCGTCGCGCCGGTTCGTTGGCCCTCGCTGCGCTGGCCATGGAGGCGATCGCAATGCCGGATATCAGCTGGCTGATGAAGGCTGAGCCGCCACCAGGCGACCCATGGCATCAGAAACCATTGTCAAAAAAGAACTATGCAGCTCCGAGACAGTCTTTCCGGGGTCGCATGAGAAGTGTGAACCGAAACCGGTGAAACTTCTAAACCGATAACCTAACTGGTCGAAAAGTCGATTTTTCTACTATATCCAACCGGTA